TTATTGGTTATTTCCTTTCTTTGCAAAGAATGCACCGTAATCAAACATCTTCATGCTCTGGTATCTGCCGATATCCAGCAGAGAAGATATAATTATCTCCACATCCTTATCTTCCCCGGATGGCTCATGCAGTCTGTTGCACAACCTTTCATAAGCAGCAAGCATCTGGGCATATAGCTTTTCGCAGTATTTTCCTTCTGCAAATTCATCCTCCACCACTTTGCTTTCCTCGATTTCACACTCATCCAGATCATAATGCCCGTTCATTAGATTATAGATCATCGTTTTGAATTCTTCATCCTGTACTCTCATATACATCCTCATCGCTTTCCGTGGTCATAAGAATACATAGAAAAAGGGAAGCCAGCCTTGTCAGATACAATCAAACTGCTTCCCCTTACTTCTTCAGCGTCCTTACGAAGTTCATCAGTATTCTGCGTTCATCCGCATTTAAGTCATCCCATATCTCCAATAATTCACCTTGCTCATCCGTCAGGTCAGGCCGCATACCATCTCCGGCAAAGAACTGTGCGATTGAAATTCCGAATGCATCACAGATCCTTTCCAGGGTCGGTACTGTAGGTATGCTCTTCTTATTCATTATATTTGCCAACGCTGTCTGCGACATATCCGTGAGCTGTGCAAGTCTGTATTTGGAGACTTTATGCTTGCAGCATAATTCTTTTACCCTCTTTGGTATGTACTCCTCTGTACGCAAGTAAATTACACCTCTCTTCTATCTGTACGATATACATATTGTAACCGTTACGCAGAAGAATTATTAGAACCATATCTCTTTTGTAATTTACTCTAGTGTAGTGGAGTATCTGGGTAAAAAAATATGAACGGCAAGTTTATGCAGTTCAGTTTTGTATCATGACAGAACCTTGATTTACCTTGTTTCCATCATTCTTATATCGTCTTGTTTCAGTTATAAGCATACCATCTGCATCCGTATCCTTCAATAAGAATCGTTCGACATATTTCGCACCTTCCTATTCCCCTGTTTTCCTTTTACTCCATTACGCTTTATTAAATTACACAACTTCTTTTTACTCATTGATAGATAATTTACCTTGCGTAAGAAAAAGAAAACAGGAGGTACAATCTATGAATCAGACGCAGATATCTGTCAACCACAGGCAGATAGGATACCGTATCAAAGAAGTAAGGGAGCAGAATCATATTTCACAGGCGCAGCTTGCGGAAATAACTGACCTTTCCGTCTCCTACATAAGCCACATTGAAAATGCAAAAAGAAAAGCAAGCCTGGAATCTATCATCCGTATCGTCAATGCCCTCGGCATTACCGTAGATGAACTGCTTGCCGGAGTACAGATGAATAATCCGACTGCGTACCAGACAGATATTGATATTCTCATGGAGAAATGCTCGGAAAATGAGAAAAGATTCATCTTCGAGCTGATAAAAGCAAGCATTGATACCATGCACAAAAACGGCTGGGAGCTTGCATCCAAAGATGGACAGAGGTAACGGCACATCATTTTCACACAGATTATTTTTCTTTGGAATAGACTATAGGGATATGCGTGTCCGTATGGTCTATTTTATTTTGATATGAAAATTTTATAATAAACTCATCATAAAATGAAGGTGGTTAGTCATGAACGAAAACGAGCATAAGGCCGGCTCTGTTGCCGACCAGAAAAATAAGATCAGGGAACGATATAAAGGTGTCAGTCTGGATGAACTTGACGTGATTCCAGCACTTCCGCAGGAAGATATTTTTGCTGTTGAAAACGAACAGCGTGTTGCCGTATATGCAAGGGTATCTACGGATGATCCGAGACAGACATCCTCTTATGAACTGCAGAAAAACCACTATCATGATGTTATCAGTAAAAGCCCGAACTGGAAACTTGTACAGATCTATGCTGATGAAGGTATCTCCGGTACTTCCCTCCAGCACCGTGATCAGTTCAAGCTGATGATCGAGGACTGTAAACAGGGAAAGATAGACCTCATTGTTACCAAAAGCGTATCACGTTTTGCAAGGAATGTCGTAGACTGCATCGGTTACGTCCGTGAACTGCTTTCTCTTCCCCACCCTGTCGGTGTGTTCTTTGAAACGGAAAGGCTCAACACCTTTGACCCCAAAAGCGAGATGGTGCTTTCCTTCATGGCCACACTTGCACAGGAAGAAAGCCATACAAAAAGCGAGATCATGAATGCTTCCATTGAGATGCGTTTCCGAAGGGGAATCTTCCTTACACCGATACTTCTCGGATACGACCACGATGAAGACGGCAATCTTGTCATCAACGAAGGAGAAGCCAAAATCGTAAAACTCATATTCATGATGTACCTAAACGGATGCACCTGTCAGGAAATTGCCGATACCCTGACGGAACTTGGATGCATGACCAAAAAGGGAAACACCGTATGGTCACCCGGCTCTATCCTTCAGATACTGCAGAACGAACGCCACTGCGGTGATGTACTCGCACATAAGACCTATACCCCAAACTACCTGAATCACAAATCAAAGAAAAATATGCAGAACCGTCCGCAATACCGTAAGCGCAACCACCATGAGGCCATCATATCAAGGGATGACTTCATTGCAGTCCAGAGGCTTATCAGTAATGCGAAATACGGAAATAAAGGACTGCTGCCGGAGCTTAAGGTCATCCCAGAGGGAGTCCTCAAAGGTTTTGTTTCCATCAATCCCAGATGGGCCGGATTTAAGGAAGATGACTATATCAATGCTTCTGCAAGTGTATATAACGGCACGGAGCAGACTTCCGCTTCCTCTGCCCCGGTAGAGGTACAGTCCGGTGACTTTGACCTCCGTGGATATGAAATTGCACGCTCACAGTTTTTTGACAGTACGGACCGTATCACGGTCACTTTCAGTCAGGGAGACATCCGCTTTTCCTGTCCTGCCGTCCGAAGACTTGAAAGCGCACTTGTAGAACTTCTCATGCATCCACAGAAACGGATCCTTGCAGTAAGGACTGCCGGAAAAGAATGCCGAAATGCCATGCAGTGGTCTAAAAAGAAAAGCGGGATCAGTTTTCCGAGGGGAATCAGCGGAACTGCATTTCTCCCTACCCTGTACTCACTTCTCGGCTGGAAGGATGACTGCCGTTACCGCATCACCGGAATAAAACGTGGCAAGGGAGATGATGCCATTCTGCTCTTTAATCTGACAGAACCAGAAATATTCATACCAAATGACACCGTAAGCTCACTTCCGGAATCAGATACATCCGTAAAGCCTTTTACCGACAGCAACCGCAGGAATGTCCGTGCTTATCCGCCGGACTGGGCAGATACATTCGGCAGCAACTATTACAGCCACGCACAGGCACAGGAGCTTGCCGGATTTGGGAAAGGCATGGAGCCTGACATATCCCATGCGTCCGTCATATACAAAGACAATGACATACAGGTCACCAGCAAAGATGACATAGAAAGAAATATCGAACAGATCATGTCCGATATGAAGGAGAACACAGATGAACAATGAAAGAAATACCATTCCCGTTGTGGAAGATGATGCATTCAGTTATGACGGCTATCAGATAGTCCGTGGAGAATTTTTCGCACATACCTATGAACCGTCATTTACCTTTAATTCCAACAAAGTATCCGTAAATACCGCCTGTATCAAGAAACTGCCGGAAACGGACTTTGTTCAGATACTTGTTAACCCAGACGAGAAAAAACTTGCAGTACGTCCATGTCAGGAAGATGAGAAAGACTCCTTCCGGTGGTGCTCCGCAACATCAAAGCGGTCACCAAGACAGATCACATGCCGTATTTTTTTTGCTAAAGTCGTATCCCTTATGGGATGGAATTCGGCATACCGCTATAAACTGCTCGGCAAACTTATAAGATCAGACAATGAGCTGCTGTTTGTTTTTGACCTTACCACACCAGAGATTTTTGTACGCTCTGAAAAGGAAGACGGAAAAATAAAGACCTCCCGCACCCCAAGCTATCCGGAAGAATGGCAGAACCAGTTCGGTGTGCCTGTGGAAGAACACCAGAGCAGTCTTCAGATCAATATGTTTGACGGATATGCGGTATTCGGCATTTCCGAAAATAACAGCACTTCCACACCGGAAGAAAATCAAGAACATCCAGAAAAGGAGGAACAACACTATGAACAGACAAACCTCTTTGAAGCCGGTCCTTTGCATTGACTTAAAGAAAAACAGAATCCGCATACATAAACTTACGCTCCATATGCTCGGTGACCCTGAGTATATCCAGCTCCTTGTAAATCCCAAAAGCAGCATGATTGCCATAAGGAAAAGCGTCCGCAAGGATTATCTGGCACACCGTGTACGTACCCGCGGCTCTGACAGCCACTACTGCTGCGAATTGTACAGTACGGAACTTCTGCAAGCCCTTCGTGTCACCAACATGAATCTGGCAGAAAACCAGAGCTACCGCATCTACGGTGCATTAAATTCAAAGGAATGTCTCGCCAGCTTCTCCATGAATGACTGTGAGCTCGTGGATGATACGGCAAGAATGGAGGAAGCACTATGAATGACATGCCAATGGCGGAACTTGTAAAAGACCCGGAATTTACAGACCTTATCCAGCCGAGGAACACACAATACATGGAAGAACTTGAAGAGGACATTTTTGACCACGGATGCACCGACCCTGTATGTGTATGGAACAATATCATCATAGACGGTCATCTCCGCTATGATCTCTGTAAAAAGTGGGATATACATTTCACTTTAAGACGCATCCTGTTTGAAAGCCGGGATGAGGCAGTATCATTTATCTGCCGTACACAGTTAAAACGTACTGACCTTACGGGGGAATATAAGAAATATCTGATAGGCAGAATGTTCCGCGCTGAAATGAATACAGCCGTTGGAAAATTCCTGAAAGAGAATCCTGATAAGACTGTAACCCCTGATGGACAGGTGTCACAGAAATATGTACGCAAGACAGATGTTGCAACCATCATAGGGAATGAATACAATTTTGGTTTTTCCACCGTGACAAAATATGATATCTATGCCCGTGCGGTCGATGACCTCAAACGGAAAAGTCCTGAGATTGCACAGAAGATACTGACGGGAAAACTCCGTGTCTCCCACGAGAACATCATAGAGCTTTCCCGTCTTCCAATCGAGGATATAAACGGACTGAAACGTCTGCTGGACAGCGGTTCTATCGACCGCATCGGCTACTCACAGCTCCGGCACGAATTAAGATGGCAGAGGCTTCCGACCGGAAAACCGGATTCACGGAGGATAAAGAGGGAAAAAGCCAGTGCCGAAGCCGGAATCAAACAGATGCCGGTCACGGATCCGGATTCGGAACTCGAAAGCCTTAAATTCACGATCCCTTCATGGTCAAAGACCATATCAAGGACAATGGAACTTACTGATTTTACTTCTACCTCTAACAAAGCAAGGCGCGAAGTGAAAATGCAGCTATTAAACCTGACAAGAAAAATAACAAAACTGCTTTCGCAGCTTGAGGAGGATGATTCGAAATGACAGAAGAACAGATAAACGATGAACAAAGGACAGAAATCGACCTGATGCAGTTCGTACCAAAGGTACACTTTGAGCAGATACCTATCAGAAACCTTGTATCCAATCAGGAATACCAGCGCAACCTCTCACAGCATCATGTAAAAAACGCTGCTTCCCACTTTGACCTGTATCAGATAAATCCGGTAAAGGTCAGCCGCAGGGACGGGATAAACTATGTATTCAACGGACAGCACACCATTGAGATCGTTGCACTTGTTTCCGGCTCCCGTGAAACGCCCGTATGGTGCATGGTCTACGATGATCTGGAATACGAACACGAAGCGGATATCTTTGCAAACCAGATGAAATATGTAAAGCCCCTTCTGCCCTATGAGATATTCATGGCAAATATAGAGGCTGGTAATGACAAACAGCTCATCATCCGTGATCTGGTGGAATCCTATGACCTTACCATCACTTCAACAACCGCTCCGGGAGGTATCTGTGCCGTTGCAACACTGGAAAACATCCACGATAAATACGGCTACCATATGCTCGACCATGTGATCCGCCTGATTGCTGCCACATGGGAAGGTGCATCCCAGTCATTCAGTGCAAATATGATGAACGGTCTGGCACGTTTTCTGAATGCATACGGTGATGCCGTCAAAGATGATGTTTTCAAGGAAAAACTCGGAAGGATATCCATAAAGGAACTTTCTCGCACCGCCAAGGACAGGCGTTCCGGCTCCCTTGGATTTGCGGAAGCGATCCTTATCGGCTATAACAAGAAATGCCGGAATCCGCTCCCTTGGGATAAACTCTACACCCACAAGCTCCCGCAGAAAAAAGCCGTGGAAGAAGAACCGTCCGATATCCAGGAACAGGACGATACTGACCGGATGGATATGGACGGTCAGAGCAGCCAGCTTGACCTGTTCGGATTTCATGACAGCGGGGTTTCTGGGTGATCTACACGGAAACCTTTACCCTGCTGCCTTCCTGAAAGAAGAACTCATATTTTTTCGCGCCAAGCACCGTCACTTCACAGAGGACAAGCTGTGCGATCTCCGGAACGAATCTGGTAAGCGGTTCATTTCCCACGGCTTCCATCATCTGCCCCGCCCTGATCTTTTCAAGCGGTGAACCGTCCGACTTCATCTGCTGCCATCTTTCCATATGCTTATCCCTGTCCGTGACCAGTCTGTTGAATGCTTTTACAAATCCCTTTTCCAGGTCTGCATTATCAACGTAGGCATTCGTGCATGCCACTTTCCCGTCTTTCCTGTGGTTCTTGCACTGCCACTGTACGATTCCCCTTGATCTCCATGAATGTCTCGTGAACAGGCTTCCACATTCCCCGCAGAACACCTTCTCACAGAACGGCATGCAGTCCGCACCGTAACTGTACCTGTCTGTGCCGTGCGATTCCATGAACTTTTCCCTGCGTTCAAATTCTTCCTGCACCGCATTCCATGTCTGCTTATCTATGATCCCCTTATGGCTGTCCTTTACATAGACCTGTGCGATCTCACCGTTGTTTTTGACCTGTCTCTTGGTAAGGAAGTCTGCCGTATAGGTCTTCTGCAGAAGTGCATCACCCATGTGCTTTTCCTGTTTTAAGATCCCTGTGACCGTGCTTGGATACCATTTTGTCTGCCCCAGACACCCAGGGACTTTCTCTTCCGTCAGTTCCTTTGCAATCTGTGCCGGATTGATGCCGATAAGAAAATCCCTGTAGATGCGTCTTACCGTTTTTGCCTGTTCCTTGTTGATGATGAGCTTTCCATTCTCATCCTTGTCATACCCCAAGAATTTGAATGTATTCAGATGCATCTCACCATTCTTGAATTTGGTGCGGATGCCCCATTTGCAGTTCTCTGAGATGTTTCTCGATTCATCCTGCGCTAGGGAGCTTAAGATGGTGAACAGGAGCTCGCCCGTGGAATCCAACGTGTTGATGTTTTCCTTCTCAAATATGATGCCGATTCCCAAGTTCTTTAATTTTCTGGAATATGCCAGACAGTCCTGCGTGTTCCTTGCAAAACGGCTGATGGATTTTGTTATGACAAGGTCTATCTTACCGCCCTCGCAGTCTGCGATCATCTTTTTGAACTGTTCCCTTTTTTTTGTGTTTGTACCTGAAATGCCTTCATCTGCATAGATGCCGGCCATTTCATAATTCTCATGCTCGTTGATATATTTTGTATAATACTCGACCTGTGCTTCAAAGCTGTGGAGCTGGTCTTCCTGGTCCGTTGACACACGGCAGTAGGCTGCCACCCTTATCTTCTTTTCCTGTACCGCCTTATGCCCTGTCCGCACCTTTTGGCTTCTTGCTGGTATAACTGTAACGCTTCTTGCCATTCTTTTCATCCTTCCTCTGAATATAAATATCTTTTTTGATCTCTCCCCATCCCTTTATGATGGTGTCCGGAACCCTTGTCCCATCACAGAAGTCTTTCCCCTTCCGCTTTCTCCCGTTGCACACCCATATGACCTTATGGCTTTTGGTGTTCACATGCCTCACAAGTTTGCTTCCGCATAACCCGCAGAAGATCTTCTTCCTGTATGGATACTCTGTTTCAGTATTTTCAGGGATCGGCTCCGGCTCTTTCTTCTTATGCCTTCTTTTCCATGAGGCTTCTTTCAGATAGGTGAATTCTTTTTTCCCCTTTTCTGTCGTTTTTTCCCCTATATACATATTTTCATCGAAATGCCATGCCCCGCGCAGGACTCCGTCCGGAATGTTTATCCCTTCACAGAAAGACTTCCCATACCGCTTTGTACCGCTGCATCCCCAGTTCAGCCTGTTGCCGTTACTGTAGATCCTTTTGTAAAGCGGGTGTCCGCATCTGGTACAGAAGATCTTGTTCATGTATGGGTAATTTTCTTCCGTGAATTCTTCGATCACCGAGCCTTCCGCAAGATAATCCCGCTTTGCTTCCAGTGCGGCCTGTGCTTTCTGCCAGAGTTCGGGGGAAACAATGGCTTCATGGTCATCCTCGATGTACCACGCATCCACTTCTCCCCTGTTCCTGACCAGTTTTCTTTCTTCATTCACAAAATGCTTATGCATGATGTAATCGCCTTTGTAGATCTCATTTTCAATGAGACGGAACACCGTGCTGTCGATCCACTCCGCACCGCCCACGGTCTTTACCCCGTTTTCATTCAGATAACGCTTTATGGCTGCCGGGGTATATCCGTCTGCTGCCATCTCATAGATCTTTCTTACCCATACCCCTTCCTCTTCGTCTGCAATATAGACTCCACGCTCATCCTTCTTAAATCCGAAAGAGCGCTCAAGGTACTGCACGGGGATCCCTGCCTCGTACTTTCTCTGGTACACCATCTTTGCACCAACGCTTCCGCTCTCGCTTTCTGCCTGTGCAAATGCAGCAAGGATCGTAAGCATAAGCTCGCCTTCCCCTGACAGGGTATTGATATTCTGGAGTTCAAAAAAAACACCTACATTCAATTCTTTCAGCTTTCGTGTAGCTTCCAGAACAATTGAGGTGTTTCTTGCGAACCGTGATACGGATTTTGTTAATATAAGGTCTATTTTTCCCTTACGGGCATCAGCTAACATCTTCTGCAGACCGGGACGTTTTTCTTTGAATCCTGATATGGCAAAGTCACTGTAAACTCCGGCATACTCGTAATCAGAATTACTGGTAATGACTTCTTCATAATGCCTGATCTGGTTTTCCAGTGAATTTTCCTGTTCATCCGCATCCGTTGAGACACGGCAGTAGGCGCATACCTTAAGTTTACGCTTCTGTCTGCTGTTTCCTTCCCTTATCTGAATCTCCAAATTCTGCCACTCCTTTCTCTTTGGGTAGTCTATATATCACTCTGAAAGCCAATAATAGCAAGTACAATCTGCGATACCTTTCATCTTTCTTTTCTTGGCATAAATGGAAAAAAAATACGGCTGACAGCCATTACTGACCATCAGCCATATCCTTATTTCAGGAGTTCATTTACCCTTTTCTGTACTGCGGAATAATCATATCCGGCAGAGGTAATCCTTTTCTTTCTGTCAGAACCATTTCCCCAGTCACCATGAATGACTTCCCTTGCGATCTCATCCACAGTTTTCCTGGATGGAGAGAGTTTCTTATTCACAATGCCCTGGATTGCAGAATAGTCATACCCCGCCTGTGAGAGCAGTTTCTGTCTTTCCGCACCATTACCCCACTTTCCGGCAATCACCTCGGATGCAATCTCCTCATTGGATTTCTTCACCGGAGCGGGTGTACTGCTTTTCTTGGAATAACCGTTCAGTCCGGCAGCCTTGATCTTCGCAGGGAAATCCACATAGCAGTAATCCTGATCACATAACTGCCCGTTGATCTTGTTGCTCCGGATAAGGTTTGTCTCCCCGCCAAACTGCCAGATCTGTGTCTCTGCACCGCTTGTTGGAACCGGCTTGCTCTTACCCCATCTTGCAACCCAGTGGCTGTAGCGGGTAAGCTCCCCGTCATTCATCTCGCTGTTGAAGAATGACTCGGACGAATAGATGCCGACCCAGTATCCGGCAGCTTCTACTGCAGAACAGAATGCCTTTACGATCTGTGTCAGTGTATTCCTGTCATTCTTTGTGATCATGCTGCCTTCCACATCATAAAAGACAGGATACTCATATCTCTTTCCCTTAAGCAGTGAAAGGAAGTATTCTGCCTCTTTATTTGCATCTGCCACGCTTCTGGCATTTCCATAGAAATATGCGCCCTTTGGAAGTCCGCATTTCTCACATTTTTTATAGTTTGCTTCAAACTGGCTGTCCTTATAAAGTCCGGCATCAGCACCTCCGGCTTTGAGGACTGCGAACTCCACGCCTTCCTTGCTCTTAGCCCTTGCAAAGTCAAAACTGCCCTGCCAGTGGCTTACATCGATTCCAAATTTCTGACTCATAATATAATCCTCCAATTTTCTGTAATAAAAGAGGGAAGGTGCTACCCTTCCCCGTTATCTTTGTCTTCTTCTGACCTGTCATGAAGCTGTTCCAGCACGGCTTTGATCTTTGCCGGAACAGGCAGTCCCAGATGGGACGCATTCTCCAGAAGGGAGATCCCTTCGTTTGAGATGTAGAAGAAAATGGCTGCCGTCCTTAAAACACTTCCCGTCCCAATGACATATACATCAAGAATGTTTGCGATGCCGACCATAAGGAAAATCAGCACCTTACGGCAGATTCCCTTAAAACCGACTGCACTGGACAGCTTCTGGTCGCTGATTGCACACATGACTCCCGTGATGTAGTCGATGACCACAAATGCAAGCAGTGCAAAGAGCAGACCGTCACAACCTCCCAGAAAGTATCCAAGCCATCCTCCTACAGCCGTGAATACGAACTGTACTGCGTTCCAGAATTCCTTCATCGTCTTGTCCTCCTTATAAATTTTTGTATGAAAAAAGCAGCTACCCATTATGGATAACTGCCTGATTCCAAAATTGTTTATTCTATTTTCTTTCATCATGGATGTTGTTTATCTTAGCCATATAATAGACCTGTCTGAGTGTCCTTGGAAAAAGGACATCGGGATTATTGATGACCAGATACAGCCATGATGAGGATACCACACTCTCCCATACATGAAACTCCCACGGAAGCATTCCATAGGTGGCTGTTGTGTATATCACGCCGCCCGTACTCCCGCCACAGTTCTGCAGTCTGATGCACTCATCCACATATTTCTTTGCCTCGTCCATATCCCCCAGCACATAAGCAAGCGTGGAATATCCAAGCGTTCCCTCCGTCCACACAATATCCGGCGCACCTTTATAGTCAGCCGTCTTATCACTGTACGGCTTGAATCCAGAAAATGTTTCATCATCTGAATATGCCGTATTATAATAATCTTTCTCCCTGCTCTGTATGATCTTCTTATCCTTCGTAAGATACACACTCCTTGCGGTTTCAAGACACGCTTCTGCCGTTGATGAATGCACCACGGAAAAGATAAGTGTTCCTGCCCATGTGGTGCAGTCAAGCGCCCATGCCTTATCCGGCACTCCCCCGTTTATACCCTGAAAAAAACGTCCGTTCTCCCTGTCGTAGCATTTTAGGAAAAGACTGTCCCTTACAAGTTCTGCTGCTTCCTTGTATTTTTTATTTTTCAGAACAAGGGAACATCCCTCAAGTGCCTGTAATGCTGAACACTGGTGTTCCACGGAACACCATTCTATCTCCTCACCGGAATAAGAATAATCCTCCATGTTGTAACTGCCGTAACCTCCCGTCATAAGTCCATATCGTGGATCGGATGAATCTGTGACCTGTTTTGACACGAGCCAGTCCCCGGCTTTTTTTATCATCTTCACAAAATCCCTGTCCCCGCTTTCCATCGTGTAATAACAGGCTCCCCACACCAGCCATCCCATTGCCCCGGTTCTTACATATCCGTCAAACAGCTGTCCGATATAAATATCATAGGAAAAATTGAAACTCCCGTCATCGTTCTGCTCATACCGCATCCGTTTCAGCATTTCTTTGCAGATACCATAATCACCGCTTGTGGTAAATACCAGTAATGCAAGTCCCACATCGTATGCCCATGTTCTGGAATTCAGCATATAACCATATGCACCAAGAGCATTGGATCCGTCCTTATTATACTGAGGGTCATCTGTCGGAATAAGGAACGATGCGGGAAGTCTGCCTTTTTGCAGGTTCATAACAGCACCTGCTATGCCGACAGCATCAAATGCAACCGCACCATCCCTCCATACCTGCTGCATGACCTTTCCAATCTTATGCCCTGTTGCAGCTTTATTGGTGTACCACATATATTTTCCTCCGCCACAGTTCCATATCTTACAGATATCATTGATGTATTCCGCATCCGAATAACTGTAAAGCCTTACGGTGAAGTACTCAAAATAACTGTATCCATACCCGCCATCTTTGGCTTTTATCTCTGTGTCTGCATCATACACATATCTTTCAACCGTCACCTCATCAGAGGATGAAATCTGTTCCCATTTTCCTTTTATGCCTTTGGCAAGACGGAACTCTTTAATCCCCTCACCTACCGTTATATCAAGCGGATAGGTCACAACCTCTGTATGAGTGGTGCCTGTTTCATTTCCTTCTTCGTCTTTATCCTTTACCGTATAAGTTTCCCTGTAAGTCATTGCAGACTCCCATGTCCCGTCTGCTTTAACAGGACAGGTAATAACCTTGTAATCGGCATCATGGACAACATAAACATTCACGGCATAATCACTGAAATCTGACAGGTTCCTTGCAGTCCCGGTAACCTTTCCCTTATAGTCGAAATCATAATAAGTGGATGGGGAAATGTATTTCGCCCTTACCTGATCTTCCTCAACGGATATCCCTGTTACATATCCCCAGACGATATCCCCGGAATAACTGTCATCATATTCCTTGTCGAATGTTATCTGACACTTGAAGTTATTTACATCAAGCTGTCTCTTTATAAATGCAAGTGCATCCGATGAAGCCTTTTTATATTTATCCCCGCTGAACACAGCCATCCGAAAGCACCTCCTTAATCCGTATCTTCCTCATCTTCTGTTTCATCCGGCACGGTACAGTAAAATGCAATGACCGTTCTCGTTGAGGAAGAAACCCCGGATATGGATGCACCGACATAAGAAGCAAATGCACTGCCGGATTTCTTATTCAGCGTTACTGTCGGTGTCTTTCCATCATTTGTCTGGTACTGAAAATATGGTCTGTCATTATATGCCCTTGTAAAATAAAAAGAGCCGTTTCCGATGATCTCCCCAAATTCCACCGTGTATTTTGCCGTGGTATTTCTGATATCTTCCACGCTTGTAACAACAGAATAAAGAGAATCATTGATGGTCGGTATATAAGCAGCAATCGTAATGCTTACCTCATTATAATTGAACGGATTCCACTCCATGCCGACCACACGCTTCTGCCTGTATATGGATAATGGCTTAAAATCAAGAAGCAGTTCATCCCCAAGGTCAACATTTCCTTTTCTGTACAGGTCAACGGAATAACTGTACCTCTGTTCCGTTGCATTATAGGAATAACTGATATCCTTGACATTTTCCGTTTTCATGATATCCACTGTCTGGCTGTTTCCCCTGTGCTTACGGATGCCGATAGCATATCCGTAATATTCAATTTCCCCTTTTACAATGGCAAGCAGCTGCATCACACAGGCACGTCTTGTTGCTTCTGTATTTACCCTGAGTGTTACCTTCTTTTCTATGTCCACCGTTCCGACACTGAATGGTGTTCCTTCAAGCAGCGCCCACAATATCTGCCTTGGAGTACCCGTCATATCCAAAGCAGTTACCTTATATTCATCGTCATTCAGGATATAGGAAATGTGTTCACATTCCATCTCGGTATAACATACACCACTTGATATACTTTTTTTCACATTCGTAATGTTAAACACCAGTCCGTCCAGTTCTGCAATGCATTTTACATCAACAAAAGAATCTATCTTCCTCGTCAGGATCTTGAAGGACATTGTGCATTCCCCGTCCAGTTTTGCCGTAATGCTGCAAGCATTGACGGCAGAGTAAGAACGGATAAACTCTCCCGAAGTATTCCCTTTTGTCTTTTTATAAAAATTCAATACCGGGTGTGGAGGTATCTCCCTGTATCTCGGACGGATGGTCTTATCCTCATGAATATCCGTAAAAGATGTATTCCACCCTATAAAAAACAATCCCCTGATTTTTTCCGGGGACGGAGGAACTGCATCCTCCCCTTCCTTTACTTTCTGGGTAGAAAGATAATCGTCCCCTGCATAGTTAAGGAAATTAACAGTGTAATATATGCTGTCGCTCTTATAAGTCGGACGGACTGTCATGTCCTCCATCACCTTTGTGATATCCACATTCCATCCGTTAAACACCATGCCCTCTATTTCTTCCGGCTGTGGTGCAAGGTCTGTGGCATCACCGCCTGCTTCCACATCACAGGTGCCGAGCAGGTCAGTTCCTGCATAATTTAAAAATCTTACGGTGTAATAAACCACCCCGTCTACAGTTTTTGACACTGTCTGCACCTCCTAACTTATTCCAAGATTTCTCATGGATGCCTGACCATTGGAATACTGTATCTGTGACACAAGTGTCGTGATCACCCTTCCATCCAGCATGATCGGCTGATTAAGTTTTACCGTGCCATTCTGCCCGGAAGAAGCATTTCCTCCGACAGTGGCATTCAGGCTTGCATCCATATCCGGCATCATATTTTCAAGATTCATGGTATCCGTCAGTTTTTCGATTTCCTTTGTTACAAGTCCACGGCTCTTTTCTATGCCTTCAGCAAGTCCGCCCATGAAATCCGGCATCCATGACTCATAATCCGTAAGGGGTCCTTCATCCGGCACGGAGAAATGCAGATAAGACTTTATCGTCTCTGCCACATTGGATACTGCATCCTTAACCTTGCCGATACACTTTTTGATGCCGTTTACGATTCCGTCAATAATGTCTGTACCCCACTTGACCGCAGACTGTGCAAGTCCCGTGATAAAAGAAACGGCTGTTCCAAATCCCGTTTTTATCGTTGTAACAATATTTCCTATGGTTGTCTTTATGCCGGTCCACATCGCAGTAAAGGCACCGGAAACTGCCGTCTTTATTCCATTCACCACCGTGGTCACGATTGTCTTTATCGTATTCCATGCTGTCGTAATAAAAGTCTGGATTGCTGTCACAACCGTGGTTATCACGGTCTTGATTGCATTCCACACGGTTGTCACCACAAGTTTGACTGCATTAAATACTGTCGTGATCACTGTTTTGTAGATGGTAAAATAGGTCACAATTACTGTCTTTATCACTTCAAGCACCGTGGTAAACACAAGTTTTATGCCGTCCCATATAGTTGTAAAAAATGACTTGATTGCCTCAAACACGGTTGTTGCCGTAGTCTTTATTGCTTCCCATGCTGTTGAGAGGAATGATTTTATTGCATTCCATACTGTAACAGCAACCTGTTTCACATTCTCCCAAAGGTCAATCCAGAACTGACGGAAACCGTCACAGTTATTCCAGAGATAAATAAAGGCAGCCACAAGTGCTGCTATGGCTGCAATAATAAGAACGATAGGATTTGCAAGCATTGTCGTATTCAGTGCTGCAAATGCTCCCTTAACTGTATTGATGACTCCGGCAATCTTTGGAACAATGGTCATGATCGTTCCAACAGCGGAGATGACTTTTCCGACAATGATAAGAACTGGGGCAAGGGCAGCCACGATAAGTGCAATTGTGACAATCGTTTTCTTTGTTCCTTCATCCAGCCCGTTTAATGCATCAACAAATGACTGTACCCATCCAACGATCTGTTTGATGGCAGGCATCAGAAGTTCTCCGAATGAAATGGCAAGTCCCTCTAATGCAGATTTCAATATGGTGATCTGTCCCTGCAGGTTATCAAGCTGTGTATCTGCCATCTGTCCGGCAGCACCCCCGCTGTCTGCAATAGACTGCTGAAGGTCATCCCATGTACTCCCCGTATTGGCAAGCAGTGCGTTCACGGATGACAGGTCGGTTTTATTAAATATCCTGCCGATGATATTTGATTTCTCGGCAGCGGTCATTCCATCCATTCCTGAATTCAGGTCACCCAGAATATCATTCATGCTCCTCATGTTTCCTTCGGAATCATAAACCTGCAGTCCCAGTTCTTCCATCGCAATGGCAGCCTTATCCGTAGGATTCTGCAAAGACAGGATGATGTTTCTTAGGTGCGTACCACCCTCTGCGCCCTTGATACCATTATTGGCAAGGATGCCGAGTGCCGTATTAAGCTCTGCCGTACCACCCTTGATGGATTTGGCTGTTGCACCGATGGTAAGGATACCTTCCCCCAACTGTGCAACGGATGTATTCGTAGTAGATGCCGTCTTTGCCATCTGGTCTACCATCGTTCCTGCTTCATCAACTCCCATACCAAGGGCTGACATCGCATCTGTTACCATATCAGAAGCATCTGCAAGTGCAATATCTCCGGCTGCTGCCAGATTAAGTACAGTCGGCAAAGTATCGCACATCTGCTGTGTATCATAGCCAGCTAAAGCCAGATAATTCAAAGCCTCAGCACATTCGCTTGCAGAAAACGCTGTCTCTGCACCCATCTTCTTTGCCAGTTTGGATAGGGTATCCATCGTATTAACAGACTGCCCGTCAACCGTTGACATGGAATCTTTGGTGATTCCCATCGTAGCCTGTACCTGTGACATGGAGGATTCAAAGTTTGCTGCCGTTGTAACCGCAGCCGTACCAAGTCCTGCCACAGCTCCTGTTACAGGAAGAAGTTTCTGTCCGGCAGACGATATGTTGTTCCCGACTGTCTTTAACTTTTCCCCAGACGCTGCTATCTTCTGAACTGCCGTTGCCGACTGGTTCGCCTGTTTTTCCAGATTTTTTAAGTCCTGCTCCGTTTCTACAATTTCCCTCTGCAATGCATCGTACTGCTCTTTGGAGATTTCACCATTGGCAAGCGCAGTATTTGCCTGTTCCGCTGCCGTCTTTAAGGTTGCCAGTTTTTCCTTTGTTTCGCCAACAGCCTCTGAGAGCAGTTTATGTTTCTGTGCTATCAGTTCTGTGTTGCCCGGATCCAGTTTCAGCAGTTTGTTTACATCCTTCAGCTGTGATTGGGTGGATTTTATCTGTCCGTTCACACCCTTAAGTGCATTCTGCAGTTTGGTTGTATCACCACCAATCTCAACGGTAATTCCCTGAATACGGCTTGCCATGAATTCTCACCTCCTCCTAAAATTAGGTACAAAAAAAGGAGCATCTCTGCTCCTTAACAAAAGAAAAACACCTGCCATTTCTGACAGATGTTTCTATGTAAATTATTAATTTTCACTCCGACAAACTGGAATTTGACGCTCTATTAATGCTATTAAACCCAATCAATAGCATTCTTTACAAGTTTGACAAATGGTTCACAGGTCAGATTTTGGGTAGTGTGTGCAGGAACGATACAGCAGATTTTTCCCTTGCCATAGGTGTGAATCCATACAGCAGGCTGAACGCCGTTCTTTGAAACGGTTTCTGCAAGAATCGTTGTATCAGCATTCGGAATCATTTTCATTACATAATGTTCGTCAAAATCAGGGAATGTGAATTTGCCAATGCCTTCAATAATCGGATGTTCTGCTATCGGTTTTACAGTAAGCGGACATTGTTCGGGATGAGTGATAAAGTTACTTCTTACAACATTTGTGAGGATTGCGTGATTTTCTGTGTAATCAGTAAGTGATGCGTGAAGCATAATCGTTCCCATACCATTCTGAATATCATTCAGAAATTTCTCCGTCCATTTTTCATCACACCAGATTGGAGTAGGAATCTGATCATTTTCAATAGGATCTTTGAAAGACAAAAACAAATCAAACTGCCCCTTGAAATAATCATTTGGATTCTTTGTGAATGTTACTTCATAATCTGCGTTAAACAGATAGTTCATCATAGGCTTGATGGAATCATCGTGATGCCAGTAATCGTGTACCAAAACAAATACTTTTTTACTCATAAGTTATACGTCCTTTCATCACCATTTTATGGCTACGTTTTTGTGAATTCTCGTTTTTTAGATGTGCGTTAAATTCCGATTTGTAGCTGAGAATGTTTCAACCACTTTCCGTATTATATCAGAAAATGGCTGTTTTCTCAATCTAGAACCTGTCGAAATCTTCCTGTGTTGCAACTTCTGGATACTTGTAATCATCATTACTGCTCTCGGCATACATATCATTAACCATCCCTATTGTCAGAAGGTCAAGGTCTCGGATAGACAACCCTATCTGCACACATCTTAGAAGAAATAAGGGTGTTGTCATCTGACGCTCTGTCGGGCGAAGTTTTTTTTAGCTTCAACATCCGTTTTCACATTCAATCCCCATAACTCAATAAGTTGTGGAAGAATCTGATAAATAGAAAATGTATTAAACTCATCAAGCCATTCTTCTGGTGTATCGGGAATGCCCGGGTCTGCGTGTTTTGCCATAACATATGCAATATTCTCAAACATCTCAAGTGAAAACATATCCAGGCTTGAACTCTCCTCTTTGTCTTTTCCTACAGCCTTCTCCAAGGCACTCAGGTCTTTATAAATATCCCTTCCAAACTTAATACGATAAATTCGTGGGATTGCAGCAGATGCCTTGAATGGCACCTGCTTTCCATCAATTTCAAGATTTTTTATAAGGCTCATGATACGACCTCCTTAGAACTGTTCTTTGCTGATGATACCTTTGTACTGTCGGACTGGCCTGATGCATCAGATACTGCTTTCGGAAGATATACTGTTTTATACCAGCCATCATAAGCAGCCGCCGATGTGCTGTCAGATGTACGTGCTTTTACATAGCCCCCATCAAGAGGTGATGCCGTAATCGACAGGGTTTCTGTCTTGACCTCAATCTCATCTTCCTTTGTTGCTGATTCAATGGTAGGTCTTGCTGCCGTGCAATTATAAAGCACATGACGGATTTTATTGATGTCACCATCAAATTCAAACAACAGTGCAAATTTACCTGTTTCCACGGTCGCATCTTCAACAAGCACATTATTGGCATCGAGGGATTCCTTCAGTACATCGGTACGAAACGACTCCGGCACCAGAGCAAGTTCAAGGTCACCTTCATAGCCCTGATTGTTATTGATCGTGTAATATGCATATCCGTCTGCATAGAATACACTTGGCTCTCCGTTTGGATCAAGCGAAATGGATACCGCACCGGGCATCGGCACAGGCGTACCATATGTCACCTCTCCATCATCACTTTTGGAAAGCAGTGCATAATGCACATTTCGGATATTAAATTTGACTTTATTTTTTTTATTAGCCATTTTTCTATACCTCCATCTCATAAAGCACTTCATACAGACTTTCTGACTCAATCCATACTTCGCTTTTCTCATAAAAAATTCCATGCCCGTCAAACATGTCTTCTATTTTCTGTTCCAGTTCTATATTTTTTACATCCGTATATAACTCCACATTCAGGCAGTTTATTTTGTGATATACCTTTCCGTCAGCAGAAAAATTATTGCTCTTCGGATATAAAAACACCAAGAAAGGCGGATCGGGTGACTCGCCCTCTGCAAAATGATGATAGGCATACGGAAGACCGATTTTTTCCATTACTACCATCACTTCTTCATGTGTCATCACCGTAACCCCCTCTCTATCTTCTGCAGAAGTTCCTTATTGCCTTTTTCTTCTGCCGGAGCGATATGCTCCCTTCCGGCTACCCTGCCGCCTCCACGTTTTGCATGGCCGTGTTCCAGAAGGTGTGCAATCTGGTATCTGTCCTTGGAATGGACCGTCATGGTAAGTGAGCTGCTGCTCTCCGCTGTCTTTTTGACCGTCCAGCTTTTCTTATATCTTCCTGTCTGCTTCGGGGCATTTGCCTGTATCTCTTTCTTTACGGTCTTAGATGCATCTTTTACCGCATCCTTAACGGTATCCGTTGCAAGATCGGCATACTTTTTCAGACCATCCATGATTGCATCTGCCAGTCCGTCAACCGTTGTCCTTCTCTCTGCCATCCGCTCACCTCTTTGTCAGGGCAGCCCTTATTTTGACTGTCTTATTTTTATACTGCACGTTATCAATAAAGGAAATATTGTAAAGATTCCCACGGAAAACAATACGAAAATGCTCCGTATCAAGACCTGACACCTCACTGCAGTAGCGGATGACAAAATCAATCTCCGTTTCCGCATTGACCTGTTTTGCTTCCCAGTATTCCTTACCGGACAGGTTGTTTACATAGGAGAAACATTTATAATGATCTTCCCACACAAGCACGTGGTTTCCCGTCTTATCCTTTTGGGTACTGCTTTTCTGTATCGTAATCCTCTCACGCATGAGTTCAATCATCAGAATCTCTCCTTCCTGATTCCAAAGAGCAGATATTTCAGTGTTTCCGTCATTGCCTTATGATCTGCTTCTTCCCTGTGCTCATACAGATAAGCAATGGCATACAGTTCCGCAGTACGGATAAGTGCCTCATGGCGTTTCAGTCCTGCCCGTGTATGTCTTGTCACATTTAAAATCAGACTGTCGGATGTCTCCATCAGACGGAGGATGAGATCATCCTCGTCTGACGAATCGACCCTGAGATAACCTTTGGCTTCCTCAAGCGTTACGAACATCCGTCCACCTACTTTCCGGCAGCCTTGATATCAAGTGTCTTGACTGCCTCGGAAAGGATCAGCTTGCCGTCCACACGCTCGGAAGCAAGGAATCCGACCTGTCCGGTTGTAGCATAAAGCTCATTCAGTCTCTTGAAACTTCTGCCCTGACGGTCAGCGATCCAGTAATAACTGTAATCACCAAATGCCATGACACGGCTTCCGGCTGCAAGCTCCGGCACATAAATGGATGTGCGGTACGGACGGTTGAGGATCCTGTCCGGCTCTCCTTCCCTTACGGACGGCTGCCAGATATAATTTCCGTTTCCATCCTTCAGCTTTCTGATTGCCTTTACGGTCGAATCATTAAGAAGCCATACTGCCTTGTTTCGGTAAGGAGCACGCAGGGAGTAATAAAGATCCATGACATCATCAAATGTAATGGAAGTATTATTGGCAGTAACACCTGTCTCCGCACCTCCTGTGGCATTGAAGATTCCGGTAGGTTTTCCCTTGCCGTCACCGATAAAGAATGCTTCCTCTTCCTTTGTGCCGATTCTTCTTCCGAATTCCCTCGAAATATACTGCTCAATATTGAACACGCTGTCATTTAAGAGTTCATCGGACACCTTGATCATGGTTGCCAGCTTATAGGCACTGATGGATGTCTGACCGAAGCTGTCATCAGATTCAGGGAACTGTCCGCCCTCATCGATCCATGCTGCCTCGCCCTTTGATGTGACGATAGGAATCTTGCGGTCACCGCTTGAAGTCTTGATGACGGTTGCAAGGTTACGGAAAAATACTTCCTCTTCCAGTGCTTCCACGAGTTTCTTCTCATACTCATCCGGTACGAGATATCCGCCCTCGGAATCCGTGCCAATGGAAAGGGCATTCTGTACTTCGTATGACATCTTGTTTCTCATACTGTTCCAGAATGCCCTTTTATACTCATCCGTTGCCCTTCCTGTCTTTGTATCACCGTCAGTCTTTGCATTCGGCTGGTTGGTGATTGGTGTGCTTGTTGCCTTTGCAAGCTCTGCATCGATGGCTGCCTGTCTTTCCAGTCTCTCAATCTCTTTTCCGAGATTTACGACATCTGCTTCCATCTTGTCATAAGTAGCTGCATCCTCTGCGGATACAAATCCTTCCTGCGTTCTCTTGGCATCAAGGAATGCCTTTGCTGCATCCCAGGCCTTTGCTCTCTTTTCTCTTAACTCTAAAATCTTACTCATCTTGAAATCCTCCTTAATGTGTTAAAAGACTCAGTCTTTTTTCCAACTGGTTAACTGGTATCATGGCATCCGTATGGGATACCTTGGAAAGGAACGATTCATTCATCGCCTTTGTGGAAAACATCATGGAATCCTGCTGGAACGGGAGCTTCTTTTTCTTCTCCTTTTTCTTCTCCTTTTCCTCGTCATCCTTTTTCTCCTCTTCCTCTCCTTCACTGCCTTCGTCCGGCTTTTTCTCCGGCTCTTCCGGCTCTTTCTTTTTCTCATCCTCATCGGAATCAAAAAGGATCTTATCTGCAAATCCAAGCTCCACGGCTTTCTTGGCATTAAACCAGGTCTCGTCATCCATCATGTGGGAGAGCCTTGCACGGGTAAGCCCGGTCTTGGACTCATAAGCATTTAAGATGGACTCCTTGACTTCATTCAGCATTGCGATTGCCTTCTGCATATCCTTTGCCTCACCCATTGCCATAGTCGCAGGATTGTGGATCATCATCATTGCCACAGGGGATACACATACCGTATTTCCCGCCATCGCAATAACGGATGCTGCCGAAGCAGCAATGCCGTCTATCTTGACGGTCACGCTTCCCTTGTAGTCACGGAGCATGTTGTAGATCTGTGCTGCCGCGAACACATCACCACCCGGAGAATTAATCCATACCGTGATATTTCCGCTTCCGGCATTAAGCTCATCCTTGAAAAGCTGTGGGGTAACTTCATCTCCGTACCATGTTTCATCCGAGATCATGCCATTTAAAAAGAGCGTCCTTTCCATATCAGGCACGCTCTCATCTTCATTCTTTATCCAGTTCCAAAACTTCCGCTTCATCGTTTACCTCTCTTTCTGCTGTTTTCCTGTGCCGGGAGTTTTTCTTCTTCCTTCTGCTGTCCGTTGTCCGCTCCCGCAAATGCCCCTGCATCTGCAAGTTTGGTCATTGCACCGTTCACAAGATACAGGTTGCCGCCTTCCTCATCAGGGATAGGGTTCATGTTCTCCATTTCACGGATGTCATTGGCAGAAAACCAGCCGTTCTGTCTTCCGACTGCATAGCCGTTCATCCTCGACTGATAATCCCCACGGAGAAGTCCGTCCACATTCAGCTTAATGAAATACTTTCCCTTTTCTCCCGGCAGAAAGAGCGATCTCTGGAGTGACTGCTCCCACCGGATCACCCAAGGGTCCAGTGTGTATTTCACAAACTCCAAGGACTGCTGCTCTATATTCGAAAAGCTCGACTTATCAAGGTCACCGACCATGTGTGGCGGTATCCTGTAAAGTCTTGCTATTTCATTTATCTGGAATTTCCTTGTTTCAAGGAACTGTGCTTCTTCCGGTGGTATTCCTATCTGCTGGTACTTCATGCCTTCCTCAAGCACTGCAATCTTGTGTGCGTTATTCACACCACGATATACGGAGTTCCAAGATTCCCTGACCTTGGACGGATCCTTCAGCACTCCCGGATGTTCCAGAACACCGCCCGGATTCGCGCCGTTTGCAAAGAAACTCGCACCGTATTCCTCACAGGCAAGCGTCATGCCGACAGCGTTCTTTGCCATTGCAATCGGTGAATAACCGATCAGTCCGTCAAATCCAAGTCCCGGAATGTGAAGTACATCCTCGGCTTTCAGCTTGATGTTGCCGTATTCCTTGAACATGGGATTTTCATCACTGTTTCTGGAATACACATAATAGATATTTCCCCTGTCATCCCTCTGCACTTCCATTTTGTCAGGAAGAAGCGGATACAGGCCAAGCACCCTTCCTGCGCCATCCCTTATGATCTGTGCATAGGCATTTCCCCATATTAAAAGATGACTCATCAGTGTTTCCCTGAACACAAATGAAGTCATCTCCGGGTTTGGCTCATCATGAAGCAGATAATATAAAGGATGGTCATGCACCAGCTTCTTGCCTCCGTCATCCTGATACTCATATACATGAAGCGGTAAGGATGCGATTGCTTCCGCAAGAATCCTGACACAGGCATATACTGCCGTTGTCTGCATTGCCGTTCTTTCATTCACGGGCTTTCCGCTTGTTGTCCGTCCGAACAGGAACGAATATCCAGCATCAGCCGCCTTGTCCACGGGCTTATCCCTCGCCTGTCCGAAACCAAATAAACTTTTTATTCCCATTGCTTCAACCTCCGATTTCTGATATGATTTTTATGACACACGGAGTGATTCAGAATAATTTATTATTGCTGTTTCCTTGCTACACCTCCGTGTGTCTTTTTTATTCTTAAAAGACCAGAATGCCACGGTCATCATACACACTTCCGTCACTGCCCTCATTCCTGATTGCACGGTCAAGTGCCATGACGGTTGCAACGGCCCCGTCAATCTTCTCCGTGGATTTTTCCTTATCCATTTTGATATTACCTGCCGGATCCTGACGGACAAACACATTATCCATCATCCACCGCAGGACCTTATGTCCGCCATGTGCTATCCTCTCTTCCAGTGTCAGCTTCATCAGCTCCTTGGTCGGAGGACTCATATCCTTATACCCCTGTCCAAACGGAACAACGGTAAATCCCATGCCCTCAAGGTTCTGTACCATCTGCACAGCTCCCCACCTGTCAAATGCAATCTCTTTGATATGAAATTTTGTTCCCAGCTCATCAATGAACTGCTCGATAAATCCATAATGGATTACATTGCCCTCTGTGGTCTGAAGACATCCCTCGGCTGCCCATACATCATACGGGACATGATCCCTTCTGACACGCAGCCTCATGTTATCTTCCGGTATCCAGAAATACGGAAGTATCATATATTTTTCCGTATCATTCCTTGGCGGGAACACAAGCACGAATGCCGTGATATCCGTAGAACTTGAAAGGTCGAGTCCGCCATAGCATTCCCGTCCGAGAAGTTCTTCCTCATTTACGGCAAATGCACAGGCATCCCATTTATTCATCTGCATCCATCGTGTGCTCTGCTTGACCCACTGGTTAAGACGGAGCTGACGGAATACATTCTCCTCTGCTGCATTTTCCTTTGCACTGATATAAGCATTCTGTACTTTTTCAATGTCTATCGTATAGCCGAGTGAAGGATTCGCTTTATACCACACATCCTCGCTTGACCAGTCATCATCATCGGAAGCACCATATATCACGGGATAAAATGTCGGGTCGATCTTTCTCCCCTCGATGATATCCAGAGCCTTCTGATGCTGTTCAAAACACACAGAATTTCTGTCTGTTCCGGCTGTCGTGATCAGGAAGAACAACGGCTGTGTTCTTGCATCACCGGAACCCTTGGTCATAACATCAAACAGCTCACGGTTCGGCTGTGCATGCAGCTCATCAAAGATCACCGCATGGACATTCAGACCATGCTTGGTATATGCCTCTGCCGACAGCACCTGATAGAAACTGTTAGTCGGTTTATAAACAAGTCTTTTTACGGACATGACAGGCTTTATCCTCTTTTTCAGTGCCGGACACTGGTCCACCATATCCACCGCAACATCAAATACGATAGAAGCCTGCTGCCTGTCGGAAGCGCATCCGTAGACCTCTGCTCCCCACTCACCGTCACCGCATGTCATATACAGTGCAATGGCTGCTGCCAGTTCGGACTTTCCGTTTTTCTTTGGTATCTCACAGTAACAGGTGTTGTACTGCCTGTATCCGTTTTCTTTTACTGTTCCATAAATCGTGCGGATGATCTCATCCTGCCAAGGCAGGAGTTCAAAGGGAACTCCCCTCCACCGTCCTTTGGTGTGTTTCAGGCAGTTGATAAAATTCACTGCATGATCCGCTTTTGCTTTATCAAACATTACTTTGCACCGCCTTTCACAAGCAGAAGCTCCATTTCATCGTTCTGCTTGTCTTCCCCGTTATCCGTTGAAATACGGCTTCTTGCGGACGGTGTAAGACCGAACTGCTCACAGAACTTATTCATGATTTTCAGATAGGTCTGGGCAATGGATACCTGTGGTACCTGCTGCCAGTAACCGCTCGGAGTCTTCACGATTGCCCCGTGCTGTGTGATGAATTCCTCTGCTTCTTTCCATCTTGCATATGCCTGACAGTAACCTGCGAATGCTGCCATGTCTATTTCCGTCAGGATGCCGAGATGCTCCAGTTGTTTCGCCATCCTTTTCCATTCTTTCTTTGCCTCGTCCTCAAGCCATGCCGGACAGCGCGGGGCCTTTTTCTCAGGCTTTGGTTCGCCCGTGTTAAGGCTTCTCTTGCCCGGATTTCCCTCAAGCACCTTTACTGCCGTAGGCTTTGGTTTTCTTCCTCTCTGTGCCACTGTCCTCACCTCCTCGTAAAAATGGGCATAATAAAAGACCTCCGGAGAGGTCCTTTGCTTTGTTATCCGTGTGTTTTTAAAGTGTCATTCTGATTGCTGGGATTCTTGCTTTTTCCCCGGTCATAAAATCTGTGTATCCTGCGTTCACCTCGGTAAGTCCCGCCATCTTTATTCCTTCTTTTTCAAAAGCTGCAAGTGTTTCGATGAGTCCTGAAAAAGTGCTGCTTATCGTAAATTCCTTGATTCCGTTTTCCCTTAAGGTCTCTGTGATCTCTGCAATATCGTGATCCCAGATGGTATCAGCAAAATCGAGGTCTTCGTTTCCTGTGTATTCAAGGTTTCTGTATGCTGCAAACACCGTTGCATTGATTCCATAATCCTTAAGGCTTCCTCCCTCTTTGATGGCTCTTTCAAAAATTTCAATCTTCTTCATGGTTTTGTTCCTCCGTTTTCTTTGTTTTCCCTTTCGGTAGGTACATATTCGCTCTAAACGCTGATTATATCCAGTCATTTCAGCACCATAATGTACACAAAGATAACGGCAGTACATTGTGACAATGTACATGATAAAAGGCAGGGGATCATGCCCTGCCCTTCCTGTTATTTTACCTTGATGAGTGCCCATGCCATCGCATGCCCGGCATCCTCAAATCCTTCTTTTCTTTCGATCCTTGAAATTCTGCACTCGCATCTTCCAAGTCCAGTTTCTTCCGGGGTCTCGACCAGCTCGTAAACCTCTGCAACGCTTCCCTTAAAGCAATGATCCCATACCGCAACCGTGTAATCCCCGTAATCAAGGACTGCTGAATTCATGCATCCGTAAAGTTCCATTCCTAAATTCTCTGCTGTTGTGATTTTTGTTTCCATCATATATTCCTCCGTTTTCCTTTTTCCCTTTCGGTAGGTACATATTCGCTCTGAATGCAGATATTATCCAGTCATATCTGCCCCGTAATGTACACAAAAATCCGCCGGAGGAATTGTGGATTTTACCGCTGCGACCTGTGGATGGCTTCAAGGATCTGTTCCTGTTCCTCTGCCCCGACACCAATGCTCTCAAGCGCCTCACGTGTCCCACAGTCTGGGCAGATAAGCGTTCTGCCGTCTGCCCTTGAAAGGGCGGGTGTCCTTCCGTAGGATGCCCCGCAGCGGGGGCATATCCGTATGTGCAGTGTTTCACTCTTCATGTCCTGCCACCTCCACTGCTTTTATCTGTGCCTCGGAAAGGTAATGCTCGTCAAACCCAAAGCTGATGTACCCCTGAAGGCATGTGCTGACATACGAAAGGGAAGGTACTCCGATCTTCCGTTCTTCATGCATGATGTACACAAAGCACTTCCTTCTGCGTATCTTCCCCGTGCGGATGCCCCTGATATCAAGTTCTATTTCTTTTTTGTAATAAAACACCGGATATCCTTCGTAACGGTCAAGTGCCACTTCATCCGACTCCGTGACTTCCCATGCCGCCACGGGAACCTCGCTGCCTTCCTTCGGCTCAATGGTAAGATAGGCTCCCGTATGGCTTCCTTTAAAGAGAAGCTCATAATCGTGTATGACTGCAGTACCGATCACCCTTGCGTGAGGGCATCGTATCCGCATCTGTCTGATGTTCAGGTTACTGCCATAAGCAATGTAATATCTTTTCATAATGTTTCCATCCTTTCTGAAGGGAACACCCTTCTACCACCTTAAGACCGCTCATGGCGGTCAGTGTTCCAAGGTGGCAGGAGGCTGTTCTCTTCAAGCAGCCCTTCCGCTTCTGAAAGCAGTGTCTCCTGCAAGTCTCTTTGTAAGGATTTCCCTTGCGGTCTTAAATTCGTCCCCGATGAATCCGAGTCTTAAAAGCCATGTCCGCATTGCGTATTTCGGATTTTCCGTCTGCTGCGGTTTTGGGCTTGCCGTCCTTACTTCCTTTGCCATCTGGCTTAAGGCAAGGCAGAGCTGGATGTAACTCTTAAGCTGTCCCGCATGCAGTCCGTTCAGCTTTCCATCTGCCGGGGCATCAAATTGGAAAAGTCTGAATTCGATGGTCCCCTTTGTAAAGGTTGCATGGTAGTTTAGCATATGGTATCGGCTGTCGTTGTAATGCTGGCTTCTGCCGTAAGTTGCACCGTTTGCCGTGTACCAGATATCTGCGAATGCTGCCATCGTCTTTGGTTTCTTTTTGTTGACTTTCTTTAAGAAGCGGGGATCTACCGTTCTGCAGTAGCGTGTCACCCTTCTTCTGTCGAGGTTTAAAGCGTCTGTAATAAGGCTTTCATGGCTTGCCATGATGTTTGCGAGGTTTCTGAGCGTCTGCGGTGTATGCCCTTTTGCTCCGATGTGGATGTGTACCCCGCATCCCCTTGTGGCATCGCTTTTGGCTCCCGCATGTCTGAGCTTTCTTATCAGTTCCTGGAGAAGTTCGATATCTTCGTAGTGAAGGATCGGTGTGACCAACTCACATTTTTTATCATCTGGTCCCGCAATGCTGACGTCCTTCTGGAATTTCCATTCCCTTCCGCTTGCATCCCATGCGGACCATGTATAATATCCGTTTCTGGAAGCCGTGTTTTCAAATCTTCCCGTTCCAAAGAATGCGGCTGCAAGCTCTGCTGCCTTATCCCTTCTGATGTTATTCATCTCGACCTCAACTCCGATGGTCTGTTTCTTCATTTCCTCGATCTGCTTTGTAATCCTTTCGTTCATGGCTTGTACCTCCGTATGTTTTTCCCTTTCGGTAGGTACATATTCGCTCTAAAGCACACATATATCCAGTTATATATGCGCCATACACTGCACAAAGATTCTGCTTAAATACACGCTTTGCATTGTGTATTTTATGATTCTGTCTCTTTCAGTTTTTCACCCAGCCTGTCCTTGAATTCCTTCAATTCATCCATATCCATCTTTCCCACCAGTTCATATACGGCAGCCTCTGTTTCATCCTTTGGCATCGGCAGCGGATACGGGTAGCATCCCATAATAAACTCTATGCCGACATTAAATGCATCCGAAATGTCAAGCATTTCAGGAATCCTCAGATTCGCTGTTCCATTCATCAGATTTTTCATTCGTCTTGTGCTGATTCCGCATTTTTCTGCAAAAACCTTTGTATCAAGATCGTGCAGTTCTGCTATGGTCTTAAGCCTTTCTGCAACAACACTGCGATACTCTTCCCTGCTTAATTTCGCTAATTTCTTTCTGTTGTCTTCCAACTCATCACATCCCCTTTTGGTTAATATTCGTCATCCGTGCAGAAGTCCATTCCCATCTGCAGTTTTATGTATATATTAGTATATCGGTCTCTCTCGCTTCCGTCAGAACCCATCATGGCCTGAAGGAAGAACTGCTCCGCAGCTTCCTTCGTTTCCCATGTATCTTCTTTACCGTAACATACGGTCGTTATCTTATTCATTGGTATCCGCCTTTCTCCATTCATCCACTCCGTAGATCATTGCAAGAGAACCGTATCCCTCCCACACCGTGTGGAGCTGTCCCGCATCATCCACGAACTCGACCGTTCCGATGGTTCCTGACGGTATCTTTCTGTATGGGTCATCAAGGCGGATAAGTTCCACCTTGGTTCCCGCAGGATATTCTTTTCTGAGTCTTTCAAGTGTCTGTCTGCTTACTCCGAACATACCGTTGTCCCCCTTTCTGACCTACGGTTGGCTTTCCATTTTTCCGCATCTTCCGGGGTTCTGAATGCCGTGTGTCCTTTGAGTCCCTTGAGAAAGAAATTTCTTACTTCCTTTCCTTCGCTCCCGCCAAATCCTATGGAAACAAGCCATGCCCTCATGTAATATTTTTCATTTTCTTCAATGGTCTGTTTCGGGTTTACACGTTTCTGTTCCGATGCCTTCTTTACCATGGCCGATGCCAGTCTACAGTATTCCATCATGCTGTCCGTATGCGGGAATCCCGTAAAGTCAATGTTTCCATCCTTAAATGTGACTCCCCTGCATCCGCCCTGTCCCGTAATGAACCTTACCGCTTCTTCCGTATTTTCAAAGGCTCTTTCAGCAAGTGCATCCGTCAGCGTATCCGTAATGGAAATGCATTCCCTTCCGGCTGCCCTGTTGATAAGATACTGCTTGGAATGCATCATGTTTATCAGGTTGATGATCCCCTGCGGTGTCATGTCCCCGATCGGTATCTTTATCTCTGCTTCTGTTTCTTCCGTCTGTGGTTCCTGTGTTTCTTCTGCAACATCGTTCTGAAAAAGCACCCTTCTCACCTCATCTTCCATACTGTCATCTTCAAGGATGACCTTTGCGTCCCTGTCCACCGTGATGCTGCCGATGCGGTATGCAAAACTTGGTGGTCCAAGGTACTCTGACCTCTGTCCGAAATGCCCGGCTAAGGCTTTTACCAGTTCTTTTCTATTTTCAGCGTTTGTTATAATTTCCATTCTGCTGATCTCCTTTCCTTTTGGTAGTACCATATATCACTCTGAACGCCCATATAGTCAAGCAGATAATGGTACTTTCCAAAAGAAAATGTAAGGTCAGTTTCTGGACTCCGGCAGGGACATCGCAACTGCATATGCCACGGTTGCCGTCACCGCATTCCCCGCCTGTTTATATAGCTGCGCATCGGAGTTGACAGCCGATGCACGGTCAAACAGCTCATCGGAAAATCCCTGTAACCGGAAGCACTCCCTCGGTGTCAGTCTTCTGATGCGTCCGCCCCTCATGAGCGTACCCATCTGACCGGAACAGTCCAGCGTCTGGGAACATCCCTTACCTACACGGCCCCGTCTGGTCGTACTGTCCGGATACGCAAGATTGATGCCGTCACCTTCACTGGCAACATCGTATCCTGTCTTTGTGGCATTCCTGACTTTCACGGAATCTGCCTTCTTACAGACATACACACCGTGTCTGTCCTGAGAGGTCAGTGTAAACATCGGCTCTCCGTCATCCTTCATGCGTCTTCCGTTCTGCCGTTTCTCCATACGTTCCGGTGTCAGGACCGGATGAACTTCAAGCACTGCTGAGTTCATTGCCGTGTGGTTCGTCATCCCGGCAGTGTACCGTGCCGTCAGGCATCTTGCCGTGTCCGTGATCTTCGGATCATGGTTGCTCTGGTCGATGAAATAAAGTCCAGTCTTTGCACCCACGCCCCCGGCATTGCCGACAAGCGTTGCGGAGATGCCGTCCGTCCCGTAAACACGGTAACCCTGCATACCGCCTATAAGCTGGTTAAGAGCTGCTGCGTTTTCTCCGGTGAGAGGTAATATTTCTCGTCTACCTCTGCTTCTAAGATTTGCGATAATGAACACACGCTCACGGTTCTGTGGCACTCCGAAGTTTTTGGAGTTAAGCACCTGCCACCGACAGTCATACCCTGCTTCGTCCATTTCAGACAGAACTGAGGCAAAATCGAATCCTGCATTGATCGATAACAGGTTCTTAACGTTCTCAACAAGTAAGTATGTGGGTTTAGCACTTTCTTCTTTGCCTTTGAGGAGGTCAATAATGTTGTAATATATTCCACTTCTTTTTCCGACCAGTCCCCGCTGTTTTCCGGCAACGGAGATGTCCTGGCATGGGAATCCGAAGCACCAGATGTCTGCATAGGGGACATCTTCGGATTTAAGTTTTGTGACATCATGAGCTTTCCACTCTCCTTCCGTATCATACATTGCCTCATAGGAGGCTCTTGCAAATTTATCATATTCACAGTATCCGATGCACTTGTGGCCGGCAGTTTCAAGACCAAGCCTGAATCCGCCTATGCCGGAACACAGGTCAAGAAATGTCATCTGCTTCATTATACATCCCTCCCCTGCATAAATCCTGATATGAAATTTTCATATTATCACGGAGCACATATACATCAGCATTCGAACCACACTGTTCAATGTAGCGATTCACGATGACATCCACGAACTTCTCATCCAATTCAATGCCGTAGCAGATACGGTTCGTCTGCTCACAGGCAATCAGTGTGGAACCTGATCCGAGGAACGGGTCAAGCACGATACAGTTGCTCATGCATGAGTTCTGTATCGGATATGCCATAAGTGCCACGGGTTTCATGGTCGGATGATCCCTGCTTGCCTTCGGACGGTCATATTCCCAGATGGTTGTCTGCTTTCTGTCGGAATACCACTGGTGCTTACCGCCCTTCTTCCATCCGAACAGGCACGGTTCATGCTGCCACTGGTACGGACTCCTTCCAAGGACCAGTGCATTCTTTTTCCAGATGCAGCAGCCGGAAAGGTAGAACCCGGCATCCTTGAATGCCTTTCTGAAATTCAGTCCTTCCGTATCCGCATGGAAAACATAAATGGAAGCATCCTGTTCCATCGACTGCTCCATGTTTACAAATGCTGCGAACAGGAATTTATAGAAATCCTCATCCGGCATGTTGTCATTTTTTATCTTTCCGGCTGTCTCCTCAACATTTACATTGTATGGAGGATCCGTCAGCACAAGGTTTGCTTTCCTGCCGTCCATCAGTGTATCGTAAGTCTCCGGCAGAATGGAATCACCGCAGATTACACGGTGCTTTCCGAGCAGCCACACATCACCAGTCTTTGCAACAATCGGTTTTGCAAGCTCCGCTTCCACATCGAAATCATCTTCCGTGATCTTCTTATCATGCACGGAATTGAAAAGCTGCTCTATCTCCGGCGGTTCAAAACCCGTGACGCCGACATCAAAATCGGAATCCTCAAGGTCCTTGATAAGGTCCGCCAGAAGTTCCTTATTCCATTCACCCGTGATCTTATTAAGGGCAACATTGAGTGCCTTTTCCTTGGTCTTATCGATATCGACCATGATACACTCCACTTCCGTATATCCGAGGTCTGAAAGAACCGTGGCTCTCTGGTGTCCTCCGATAATGGTCATGTCTGAGTTGATGATGATCGGCTCGACATATCCGAACTCTTTAATGGAGTTCTTGATTTTTTCATATTCCTTATCACCCGGCTTCAGCTTCTTTCTTGGATTATAGGAAGCGGGGATAAGGTCTGCTATCTTATAACTCTGAAACTGCATCTTCCTGATCCTCCTCTGCTAAAAATCTGTGCCGGAAGTAACATTCACGGCCACAGTATTTTCTGTTCTTGTTTCCATAGGAAATAAATGGCTTCCCACACTGCTCACATACAAGCGTGTAGGAAGCCTTCTCGCTTTTCTTCACTGCTTCGGGGTGTGCTTTCCACCATTCCCTTCTGCATTTTTCACAGCAGAACCGTCTCGGTCTGCCTGTCTTCGGCTGTTCGATTGGATTACCGCAGAAGTGGCATACCTCTTTACCGTCCACCATGAGTTTCATATTTTTTGAAACCACCGTGGCATATCCGGCAAGGTTATGCCGCTTACAGTAATTCCTGACGATGTCACGGGACAGTCCGATTGCCATTCCTATGGCTTTATATCCCATGCCCTGCATACGCATCTCATTGATCTGCTTTGCCTGTGTGTCCGTCATCCTTTCTCACTCTCCTTCCGGCACACGAAAAAAGGCCAGAAAAACAATGTTTTCCAGCCTTAAATATTGCGTTTTTCATAATTTTCCGGCAAAAGAAAATACCCCTTTTTGCCGTGTTTTAAGTACATTCTGCGAAATTTATCCTGTCTGTTTTATATCCCCCCTGTTTAATTCTGCGAAAATTCACGCAAAGGGGGCCATCGGTCTTCAGCGGCTTGCTCCGTAGAGATTTTGATACCCCCACGTTCTGCCGTCAGAACCGATACTCAGGATTGTTATCCTCGTTCCATGTCTTTTTATCATGACACGGTTTGCATAAGCTCTGCCAGTTCTTCTCGTCCCAGAACAGAACGGGATCACCACGGTGTGGCTTCACATGGTCGACCACGGTGGCGGTCACAGCCTTTCCTTCCTTCATGCACTGCACGCACAAAGGATGTGCTTTTAAGTACCTCGCCCTTGCCTTCTGCCACCGCCTGTTGTAACCACGCTTGCTGCTGCTCGCCCTGTCACCACGGTGCAGTGCTTCATGCTCCTCACAGTACAGACCGTCTGTCAGCTTCGGACATCCGGGGTGTCTGCACGGTTTCTTTGGTTTCATCGGCATCTGCCATTCCTCCCTTCTATGTACACGGGCGGTGTGAAAGGATTGGAAAGACACCGCCTCCGAGCATAAAGAAAAGGAGCATTTCTGCTCCCTTCCATTTTTGCCATCTTAATCATAACACCTGTAAAATAAAAAGTCAGTACACCATTAGTACACCTTTAGTACACCCATTCGTTTTTAGTCACTTGGCAGATGCCATCCGTGCTCACTCTTTACAGGAAATCCATATGGTTTGCCGGCCCACTTCTTTTTACCAATAGCATTATCTAGCTTTGGCAGGAGATCCCACATATGACTTCTGGTCTCCAAACTAAGCTCCTGATTCAGATAAGCCTTTTGAACAGAATCCCTTACATCCTCAAGTTCTTTTAAATCAGCTTTTTCAAGCCATTTAGCCGATAGCGGTTTTCCTTTTTCAATTTCATCTTTTAAAGACATCCATAATTTTGTAAGACTGTCTTTATTTTTAAGTCCAAATACCATTGCAATAAGGGCAGCTCCGCTAACTCCAATTAAAGCAAGCTGGCTCTTATGCTCCTTGACCCATTCGATAAATCCCTTTTTATCATCTTCTATTTCTTCCAATTCCTGTTCCTGCTGTTTTGTTTCATCCATAATCCATACTCCTCCTTTTCGCTATTCTTCCACATCAACGCAATTGCCTTTCTTATCAATCCAGAAATAAACTTCTTTCTTAGAAATTGCACGGCTTCCGCATTTTGGACACTGTCCAAGGTCCTTATACTGGTTCAACGTATAAATACTTCCATAAGCAGCATTTGAAAGATTTTTCAGCTTATCGTAATCACCATAATAAAAAACATGCTGGCACGAAGCACATACACACTTTGTCTGTTTCTGCCTTTTGCAGCCTGAATGCTTGGCTGCCTCTTCCATGCCTTCCTTGAAATTCTGCTTTACTCTTCCAACTTCTTTCTTGAAGTCAGCATTGTACTTTTCCACTCTTTCAAGCTGGGCATCTAATCTTGGCTGTGCTTCCGGATGTATTTTAACATATTTTTTCAAAATGCCTGTATTGCTGTTAAATCCGGCACTCATGAAATTTTTGATTCCTAATTCAGCAGCACACTCCCTGCATATATACCTTGGACCGATTTTGGCCGACAGCTCAAAATATTCTTTTTTATTATCCGACTCCCTGCCACAGGTAACACATTCTCTTAACATTGTCCTGCCTCCTCGCTCTGATTCATAACATCATTTTACCATAGTGCAAACAAAAAAGACAGCCGTCTGACTGCCTTAATTGTACTCTGCATATGCACCTATCTGTATCTGAAGTGCCACGGTGATCTGTTCCATGACCATATCATCCAGCACTTCCCCGATTCTGTCACCAAGCCTTGTCTTGTCAAGCGTTTCCACCTGTTCCGCAAGTGCCATGCTCGGTCTGTTTAACCCGCTGCCTTTTGGAATCTGCACATGGGTCGGAAGATACTTTTTCTTCCACACCCTTGCAGAAAGCGGAACGACCGTAACCACAGGGGAATGCTTATTTGCCTTATTGTTGCTTACCACCAGTGCCGGACGGACACCGCCTTGCTTGCTTCCATCTTTTTCTCCAAAATCCACATAATAAATATCTCCACGCTTACACATAAAAACCTCCTATCCGAGGACAAAGGCTTCCACCTGTCTGTCCCTCAGTTCATACTGTTTATCAAGTTCCTTCAATGCTGCTTTTCTGTACTTTGCTATCATCGTATGGCTCACATGGTATCTGTCCATCATGATGTCCCATGTCATGTCCTCATCCAGAAGATCCGTGATAATGCTTCTATGTCTTTCATCCAGTCCGTTCACTGCATGCTCGAAAAAATCTAGTTCTTCCTTCAGGAACATATATCTGTGGAAAAGGAATTCATACCACTCGTCATTCTCCCTTTCGATTGCTGTCCTGTACTTGATTGCTATGTTTGCCGTCTTATCGGAAAGAGTGCTGGTCTGCACCCTTTCCCCTTCCGGATGGGAATAGAGCATGGAATCGATCATGTCCTGTTCGCTCACTCCCTGAAACTGACGGAGCTGGAACTCAGTCACGGTCAGTTCCTTTTTCATGTTCTTATATTCCTTCATCATTACTTCTGCCGTCATCCGCCATACCTCCAATCCTTGCCTTTACCGCTTCTATCATTGCATTCTGTGTATTGTCCTTCCTCTCGATTGCATGAAGGATATCCTCATCGACCGTCCCATCCGTTACCAGATGCTCTATGACAACCGTGTGTTTCTGCCCCTGTCTGTAAAGTCTGGCATTAAGCTGCTGATACAGTTCAAGGGACCATGTAAGGGAAAACCATACGATTGTCGATCCGCCCTCCTGAAGATTCAGTCCGTGTCCTGCCGATGCCGGATGGATCAGTGCAATAGGGATCTTTCCGGAATTCCAGTCATCAATGTCTTTCTTTGTATTGATATCCCTTGCCGGAAATCTCTTTAATATCCTCTCCCTGTCATGCTTGAACCAGTATGCAACCAGAAGCGGTTTCCCGTTTGCCGATTCGATCAGGTCTTCCAGAGCATCCAGTTTTCTGTCATGGATATTTCTGACATTACCGGATTCATCATAGACAGCACCGTTTGCCATCTGCTGGAGCTTGTTGGAAAGTGTTGCTGCGTTTACCGCATCGATGTCCTGTCCTTCTCCGTATTCAAGGATCATCTCATCTGCCATCCTGTCATAAAGAGTCTGTTCTGATTCTGACATGGTAACGGATACACGGTTGCTTACACGCTCCGGCATATCAAGATAATCAACAGCCTTCATGGAAATGCTGATATCAGAGATCAGCTCATATATTTTTTCTTCAGCGCCTTCCCTCGGCTTGTAGGAAAAGATGATCTCACGGTTACGCTTATCCGGAACAAAGAACCTGTCACGGTATCCACCGATGAATCTCCCAAGCCTCTGCCCCATATCAAGAATCCCTATCTCCGCCCACAGGTCCATAAGATTTCCCGGTGTTCCGGTAAGTCCGACCACCCGCTTTGCCATCGGCCTTACTTTTTTCAGGTCTTTGAACCTCTGTGCCTTTGGGGACTTGAAGCTCGACAGCTCATCGATGATGACCATGTCAAAATCAAAAAACATATTTTTTGTCATCCACGAAACATTGTCCCTTCCGATGATGGTCACATCTGCTCCTGACAGAAGTGCTTCTTTTCTCTGTGCTGCAGTTCCCATTGCCACTGCAGATGTCATACCGTAAAGATGCTCCCACTTTTTTATCTCTGCCGGCCATGTGGTCTCAGCCACACGTTTTGGTGCAATCACCAACACCCGCCTTACTTCAAAATAATCAAACAACAGAAGCCACAGTGCCGTGAGCGTGATGACCGTTTTCCCAAGTCCCATGTCAAGGATCAGGCAGCTCACGGGATGTTCGATTATAAAATCTGTTGCATACTGCTGATAATCATGTGCTTTGTATTTCATCAAGGATACCTCCGATCTGTTCGATATTATCAACTACATAAACGGGAAATCCTAACCTCTCAAGCATCCTCTTTCTCTTCAGCTGAAGCGGTCTCGGCTTCTTCCCCGGTGCTTTCAGTTCCACAAATGCCATTTTCCCGTCCGGCATCAGGACGATGCGGTCAGGCACTCCATTCATACTGGGCGATACGAACTTTAACGCCATGCCTTTCCGCTTTTTAGCTTCTTCCCTCAAATGTCTCTCTACTGTACTTTCTAGCAAAACCAGATACCTCCTTTGCCGATTGCGGTTGCCATATGCCTTTAACTCCTATACGCGCATATATACATGAATTACTCTTTTTATCTTTATTTTTAATTCTCAACTGGATTTAATGGGAAACTGGGAAACTAAGAACCGCAACCCCTTATTTTCCAAGGTGTCAGCACGGTTTCCGACTACCGTTGCCCATCTGCATCTGGGAAACCTCGGAAACCGCCTAACGGGTTTCCTCTGGTTTCTCATCCATCCGCACAAAAGTCTTCTGCACTCCGTAAAGGGGGACTTTGGTCTTGCCCGTGGTATTGGAATCATACTTCTTCCATCCCCCGATCTTGTTTAAGATGCCTTCGATCTCATAGGAATCTGCCTTCTTTAAGTTCTGGCGCTCTTTGCCGAAGCACTCCACCCAGATCTCCATGATGCACACACGCTCACGCATGACCGTTCCTTTGACACCTACCGTCTCGAACTCTCCTCCGCCAAGGAATGCCCTTCTCTGGTAGATATCCATCGATGCCCAGTTGTCCGGCAGCAGTCTGTCAAGATAGTCCTGCACGATGCCCTCACGGTCATCCGACTCCATTGCCTCCTGCTGCATCTTATATGCTTCCTCTGCCTCCGCACCTTTTAAGAACAGCTCCTCGCCTTCGTTATACAGATGGATTGCCTCTGCCCAGATCTGGTCGACACAGTCAAGCTCCCACGGATGGTGTTTTCCTGTCCCCGGCACATGCACGGGCCAGAATCTTCTGTTTCCTGTCACGTCACGTAAGAATCCGCCTTCAGAGTTGGTGCTTCCCACAATGATGCATTTTCTTGGGTGGGACTCTACATTGACTCCATATGCCTGACGGAATTTATCATCCTGACGGGTAACAAAGGACTTTACTACCTCGACTTCCGTCTTGCGGATACCGTTCATCTCACTGATCTCAAGTATCCAGTTTCCGAGCAGCTTCTCGGCAGCAGTCTTATCCCTCATATCCGAAATGGATAAGGAATCCGAGAACCACTGCTTTCCAAGGATGGCAAAGAAAGTGGATTTTCCCATTCCCTGCGGACCATTCAGCACAAGGATGGAGTCGAACTTTACTCCAGGCTTATAGATACGTGCTACCGCAGCCACCAGTGTCTTGCGGATGACTGCCCTTGTATACGGTGAATCTTTTGCACCAAAATAGTCGATGAGCAGTGTATCGATACGCTCCTGTCCGTCCCAGTGAAGCGTTGCAAAATAATCCTTGATTGGATGGTAGAGCCTGTCGGATGACACCACGGCAAGCAGTGCATCCTTAAACTTGGTCGGTGACCAGATCCCGTACACCCTCTCGAAATACACCTTTGCATTGGCAAGGTCTGAGTCATTCCATCCCGGCTTTACCTGTTTCCAAGGAAGCGGGCCGATGACATCAATGGTATCCTTGAACTCGTTGTATACGATATTTTTGAAGTTCTCATCATTGCGGATGATCAGTGCGATGTTCTGCAGTGTATCCTTGATGTTTCCCCTGCGGTCGAGTGCCAGTTTATTCTGCCAGTCCTCATCCGGCTCTGCGGAAAATTCCTGTACTGCCAGCTCCTGTCTTTCTTTTGCAAGCGTATTCTTTACTTCTTCATCTGCAGATACAAAATCCTGCATGGCTTTAAAGGACGGGAGTTTTCCGGGTTCTGTCCCTTCGGCTGCCCTTGCGTCCTTGTCACCGAATTTATGAAGCCTTACCACATCAAACGCATTCATCAGCTTTCCACAGCACGGGTCTGTTGCATGATGGCTGTATACGAACAGGTCATCATAGACAACAACTCCGGCTGCCGAGTCTGCCGGGATATAATCATATCTTCCGGGAATTGCCCTCGAATGCCTGTACACCTCCGGGATGAACTTATCAATAGCCTGTGTCACCGTGTATGTCCGGTTGAATGCCCCGATCAGTCCGTCCTTCGAAAGCGGGTCTGCCTGTTTCTTTATATCCCTCTGTACCACGGATGCCTGACGGTTACTTACCGGCCATGCGGATACATCATGCCAGTCCTTATAACGTGCCAGCACTTCATCCGGATCCACCTCTGCCCCATCGATCTCCTGAAACACATACTCCCCGTCACTTGAAGTGCTAGGCCAGTACATGAGTCTGGAAGGCTCATAGGTGGAATCATCGAAAAGTTCAATGCCGATATCCGATGCAAGCATACGGCTGACCGCACCATATTCATCAGGAGTCACATCCCTTGTCAGGAATATGATGATACGCAGTCTCGGCTTTTCCGGTGTATGCTTATGGGTGGAATACACCACCATCTTCATGTCAAAGAACATTTCCAGTTCATCAATGATTCCCTGTGTCCCGTAATCCATGTCAAGCGTGATGGCGGATCTGGATATCACGCAGTCTTTCTTTCTCCGTCCGCCCTTCAGCTTTCCAAGGACAAAGCCTCCGACATCCTTGATATTGTCCTGCTGTCCCTTCGGCATCTTCCTGTACTGCTCCATTGTTTCTGCAGTATGTTTTGTCTTTGACAAACGGCTGACAAAATCTTCATATGTCATATCCGTGCAGTTAAACTTTTTGTCCATTCTTGAGTTTCCGATTGATACGAACATCTTTTCCTGCCTCCTTCTTTTTCTTCTTTTCTTCCCTTGTTACCCTACCGACCGCAGTATTTGCAGTTGGGTCAGGATAGCCTTCCGTATTTCGTCCTCCCATGCAGCACCTCCTAATCTTTCTTGTAAAACGGACTTTCAAATCCTGCTGCCTTAAGCGGAAGCCCCTCGCACCAGTCAGGGCATACCGCCATGATCTCATTTACTTCTTCCACCGAGGATGTTCCTTCCGGCACTTCAAGCACCACTTCATCATGGATATGGCACACGATGTCAAAGCCTTTCTTTTCGAGCCTGAGCATTGCTTCTGCCAGCACATCCCTTGCGGTTGCCTGGACGATGTTCTCACAGAATTTTGCACCGTAGGATTCTATCCTTGTCCATTTGCGGTTCGTACCGACACCTTCATAGCTGACGCTTTCCGAGCCGAAACGGTTCACGGTCATCCTCGGTCTTACATATGACAGCACCCTTCCTGACGGCAGTGCGATCTTTAACATCCCGGACTGATAATATACCGTCACCCTTCCGACCGTGGTCATCTTCCGTTCCTTCACGGCAGCCTTTACCGCACCGTCAATCTCATACCAGTAATTTACGATGTGCGGATTTGCCGTCCGCCATGACTGCACCAGACCTTTCAGTTCATCCTCTTCCACAAAGTTCAGTGCTCCCATGCTGATAAGCGCACCTTCCGCACCGCCATACTGACAGGCAAGCGATGCCACCTTTCCCCTTGCACGGTACGGGCTTCCTTTCGTGATCTCCTCTATCGGGATATGGAACATCTTCGATGCCGTCTGCTCATAGATCTTTCCGGCACCACGGAACTCTTCCATTACCCATCCCTCTCCGGCAAGGTAGCCCATGACCCTTGCCTCGATCGCAGAAAAATCACTGACGATGAATCTGCATCCCGGCTTTGCCACAAATGCGGTACGGATCAGTTCCGAAAGCACATCCGGTATGGAATCATACAAAAGCTCCACAAGGTCATATCTGCCTTCCTTTACGATGGAGCGTGCAAGTTCGAGGTCTTCCATATGGTTCTGGGGAAGGTTATGGATCTGCACCAGTCTGCCGGCCCATCTTCCTGTGCGGTTGGCCCCGTAAAACTGCAGCAGTCCATGCACCCTTCCGTCCGGACAAACGGAACGTTCCATTGCCTCATACTTTTTGACTGACGTTTTTGACAAGGCGAGACGCAGCTTCATCATTTCCGCTACATCACCGTCCGTGTTTTCCACCAGTTCCTCCACGGCTGCCTTTGCAAGGGAATCGATCTCGATGCCTTTTCTTGCAAGCCATCCCTTAAGCTGTGCCACGCTGTTCGGATTCTCAAGTCCTGATATTTCATATGCCTTCTTTGTTGCCGTTTCCTTATACAGAAGGTCACAGGCCACTGCATGTGTGATAAGTTCCGGATCCACCATGATGCCCCTGTCATTTATCCTCTGGTCCATGCAGTACAGTTCCTGCTCCCTGTCCGGTATGGGAAACTTCGAGAGCTTATTCCTGATCTGCTTTTCCACATCCACGTCACGGATACAGTAGGTCTTGAACAGCTCCCACTTCTCCGGCTCATCAGATGGAAGGTTTCTTGTCCTGCCACCGTTTGACTTGGACGGCTTGCACGGCATACAGAAGAACCGGATCAGTTCCTTCCCTTCCGACATCTTTTTCTTATCAAGGTTCAGTGCTTCTCCCACGCCTTCCAGTGACAACGGAAGCGACAGCATGGATGCCTGAACGAGCGTACATCTCCACCCTTCCGGCTTTAAGGAAAGACCAAAGTAACGGTTGATGCAGTTACGCTCGAATGCTGCATTATAGGCAGTCTTTATCACGGAATCATCCGTAAGCAGCTTCATGATCTCATCCGGCATTTTCTCCCCGGATGCAAGGTCGATGATCTTGGTCGGCTCATCGTTCAGACTGTATGCAAATAAAAGGATCTCAAACTGCTCCGATGCAGCATATCTATGTACCCCGCAGTCCGGGAGTGATACATCCGAGTAGGTTTCAATGTCAATTGCAAGTGTGTCCATAAGCCTGTCCCTCCGCTTTCTTCTTTATTCTGTTGATCCCCGTTCTCGCAGCATCCACGTTGCCGGACTTTATCTGTCCTTTGATGGTGCGGAACGTATTATATGGAATATATTTTTTTATGCTGTTTAACTCTTTCATCAGTTCCTTCATGGCATCTCCTTTATGTATCCGGGCGGTGTATGCCACCGCCCTTCCTATGGTTTACTGGTTCACTCCTATGAAAGGAAATCGTCCTCTGCATCCACTGCCTCGAACTCATCCTTGGCATTGGCTCTGGAACCGAGAGGCTCTCCGTCCTTTAACTTCTGGACATTGCCGAGTCCTGCTGCCACGCCTTTGTTGCCGTTGGAATTGTAGGCATAAAATGTAATTGATACCCTTCCGTAACAGCCGGAATATACCTCGCTCTGGTCAAGGATCGGCTGCACCTGTCTGTCCACGATCTGAGGAGCCTGTTTTGAATTGGCATTCAGGAACATACTGTTTTGGTACGCTTCGTCTTCAGGTCTGTCGATGTCACCGTCTCTGAGCGGAAGTTTCAGGTTTGCCGGGATCTTGCCGCCCCACTTACCCTTTCCTTCATCCTTTGCCACCTCGATTGCCTTCTTAATCTTGGCAATGGTCTCCTTATCATCCTTATCGATGATGCAGGATACGGAATACTTCGGTTCGCTTCCATTGATGGAATCCGGCTCCCACAGATGTGCGTAGCTCAGTCTGCAAGGTACGATTACTTTAGTTAAGTTTGCTGTTGTCATAGTCTTAGTCCTCCTTAAAATCCGCTTCTGCGGTTGCTGTTTTAACTGCTTCTCTTTTATCTGAATCCGGCACCAGTGTTACTTTGCCTTCAGGCTTGTACACCAGCTTGCCAAGGATCTCATTAAATTTCTTTTTGCCCATCAGTCTTTCCATCTCGGTAATACCGATCAGACTCTTTTTGAAGATATCTGTGTATCCGGCTTTTGTTGCCGCCTCTGCCACATCATCTTCATCCGTGTATCTTCTGTTACTTTTCCCGAGAACGAGCTTATATCCCGGCCATGCCTTATGGTTGACCACTGCCTCGTTCTGTGCGTAGGCGTAAACTTCCTCTGCCCATTTCTTCAGTGCATCCGCCTTGGAAAGCACCTCTGCAATCTCTTCATCAGACATAAGGTCCGGCTGCTTAAATTCCATCTGGGCAAGTTTCAGATATTCCTCTGCCCTTGCACGGCATGTGAATCTTGCCTTGCAGAATCGGCAGTGGTCTCCGGCTTTGAACTCGCCCTCTCCGGCAAGTGCCTTTGCTGCGCCCGGTTCAAGAACATCTTTTCCCCATGTAAGCAGCTCCCCTGCTGAAATCTCCCAGGTGGAAAAATGCTCGATTCTCGGCTGGACAATGGTAAACTCCACCGTGTCGATCTCATATAAGAAACCGAGCATGTCCAACACTCCCAATCCATAGATCATAAGCTGGACATTCTGTTCTGCATCGACCACCACACCCTTGCCGAGCTTCAGATCGATAATATGGATCTTATGGGAATCGACCACCACCATATCTGCCGTACCGAAACATCCTTCGATCCTGTGTGCCAGGCTGACCTTCAGTTCCACTCCGATGAACGGATCCGGACACTCCTGTCTTGCCTGTTCAATCTGGCTGATGTCATATTCCACATAATCATCCACTGCTTCCAGAAGCTCGTCCGAGTAATAATCGGATACGGGTCTCTTTGTCCTTTTCTTCAAATACTTATTGATGAGATACTCTGCCATCGCATGTCCGGCAGTCCCTTCTGCTGCGAAGGATGATTCTTCATCCGGGAACTGCTCCTCCAACAGTAACGATGGAGGGCATTCCAGATGTCTTTTGCCGGCCGATGGTGAGTATCTTGCATGTGCGCCCATCAGAGCACCTGTGCTTTCTCATACAGTTCCGGCAGTTTATCGTCAGGAACATCTGACAGCTTCTGGAATCCGAACTGCTCAATCAGGTTCTTTACCTCTGATGTCTTTCCGGATCTGGATTTTTCTGCAAGGAATGCACGGACCGTCTTTCGGTCAACTGACGGCTCTTTCTTCGGTGTATCTGCCACGGGTGCTTCCTTCTTTTCTGCCTTCTTCACGGGCTTCTCTTCCTTTTTAGGTGTGTCTGTTTCTGCTGCGATCATCTTTCTGATTCCTGCTGCAATCTGTTCGTAGCCCTCGGCTACCAGTAATAACGCTTCACTCATAGCGGTTCTCCTTTCAAATGCGTGCCAGCTTAACATCGCCTGTATACACATCCGCTTTGTTGACGCTGGACTTGTACTTTCCCCAGTCCACAAGAATGTGGAACGGGTACTCTTTTACAACGGTTGCTTTTTTCTTCTCTTTTCCACGGGTGACCATAAGACGGTCACCCTGATTCAGTCCGTAACGGACATTCACTCTTCCTGACATGGCAGCTCTCCTATCTCATGAGCTTCAGTCCCTTAATCATGGAACGATACTCATCGCTGGCACGGTCATCAATCGGAAGTGTCTTTGAACAGATCTGTTCAAAATTTCTGTCATAAAGTCTTACAGGCTTCTTCATTTCCTTAGCATGTTCCAGCTCAAATCTCATGCCTTCCGTAATCTTAAAACCGAAAACATAGACCATGTCGCATGTATCCATGAGTTCTAATCCCATTTCAATTCCTGTCATTCTCTCGTTGGGTTTTTCCTCATCAAGGAAAGTTGGAAAATAGATATGTGGCGCGACTGGAACATTCCCAGCTTTAGCAACGATCTTTGCGTAATATGCTGCCTTCTTTTTGTTTTCCTCGATGTTGCCCTGATACGGGCTACAGATAAAAATTTTCATCATAATAATTCATCCTTTCTCATTCGGCTCTCATAGCCGTGGTTTTCTCGTAATATAATGTTGCTGCCTACGCAGTCCATAAATTTCATCTTTTCTTTACTGTCGTCCTATGGTAGAATGACTGTAGTAAATGAGTTGTCCATATCAGATACTCTTCTGCCCGATGAGTGATATGAATGACTCGTTTTCCTTTTTTATGGACTTTGACATTTTGCTACCTCTGTTTCTCATTGGTAAGTTTCTGTGTTCTTCTTAAACATTTGGTAAGTTCGTGGTCAAAAAAAATAGCATCGAACTCTGCAAAGGATAAGTTTAGCTGTTTTACAAGGATTAACATTTCCTCCGCTTTGAACTTATTCTCTTCGCTACACTCCTTATGACACATCGTTTTTTCCGTGATATTAAGGGCTTTTGCGAGTTCTTTCTGCTGAATTCCACGTTCCACACGTTTTGCTTTGAGAAGTCTTACATTCATATTTTTTCACCTGCCTTTCGTTTGCTGATGGTCATATCATATTAAACAAATGGTAAGTTGTCAACAGAGAAATTACCATTATTTTTCCATATTCTTCTGAAATCCTTTATTTTACGGCACTTTTCCCAAGAAAATTTATTTTTGCTATTGACACAAACGGTAAGTTGAATTATACTTTTGGTAAATCAATAACTCAAGTGTCCGTTTTAAGATAAAATTTTTAACTAACACAAAACTACAATTAAATGGATACATGAATTTGTATTATAGCTGTAGTGCTGGACTAGTTGAGCCAAAGTCAAAAGAGCAATTCAGTTAGTGCTGAAACTTAACCTGAAGGGCCGGTTAACCACCTGTAATCCTTCCGCAATTATTAACAAAAGCTCAGGCGGAGAGAGAGATTACTAAAGACAAGAGTACCCTTATAAAAAAACGAAAGTAAGCCGAACACTGCAAAATGCCAAAGACGCAGAGCCAGAGTGCCATGCAGGAGCATATGCAAATCTATATTAGAAAGAGGTAAATCACTATGAACGAGAATACTTTAGGAGGAAGGATTCTTGAGTTGTTGAAAAAAAATGACATGACTCAACGAGAGCTAGCTGAGATCGTCGGAACGACTGAGGTTTCCATGTGCCGCTATATTAAGAATGAACGCACACCTAAAGGTCCTGTTATCGCCAATATAGCAAACGCATTACACACCACTTCCGATTACCTCCTCGGTACAGAAGAAGAAAATGACTTTGAGAGTGAATATTACAAAATTCACAGACTCATTGCCAGAAATGCTTCTCAAATGACTAACACCCAGAAGCGCGAATTAGTAAACGCTCTGTTTGAGTCGGATAGTCAGGAAGGATGATGCAATTTGTATCTGCCGGTTCAACGATACGAGCAGATTAAACACGAAGTCGTTGATATGTATGAAGAATGCGAAATCAGTACATTTCCCATTGACTGTTTCGACATTGCAAGTAAGTTGTACTATATCTTAGTACCTTATTCCAAACTGAATGACCATCAGTTACGGCTGGCGATGGAATACAGTTCAGAAGGCTTCTCTGTGTTACGGAAAGTACCTGAAACAGGAATGTACCGCTACTACATCTTCTACAACGATTACAACAGCTATGAACGTCAGAGATGGACCATCTTTCATGAGATCGGTCACATTTATCTCGGACACCATCTCCCAGATTGTACTCTTACGAGAGATGAACAGGAATCGGAGGCTAACTTCTTTGCCAAATACAGTATTGCCCCACCTCCGCTTATCAACACTGCGAAGTGTGATTCACCGTGGGAAATTGCAGCAACGTTTTTTGTTTCCGAACAGGCTTCGGTTTACATCTTCATATACTTTCAGAAATGGCTTAACTATGGTCCGCCAGATTATGAAGAATACGAACTCGAAATGCTATCGCAATTTGGAATTGCGGCTTAAAACTGAATAATACAAGATGCAATATCTTGCATTTGTTACATAAAAAAGTGCAAGGTATTGCCTTTTTGTCCCCTTTTGACCATGTATTTTTATCCAACGGGAGGTGAGTTTACTTATGGAAGTGATAAAGAGAGATGGTACTACGTTAGAATTTGACACCAGAAAAATTACAGAAGCGGTCCTTGCTGCTGTCGCTGAAATTATGACAGAAGCTGACGAAGAATTTAATGCATACATCCATGAGCTCATTCATCGGATCAAGCATTCACTTTCCAATATGCGTGAGTTCATCAGAAGATACCTCATGATGGTTAACAGCAGAAAGGAAACGCTCGACCGCTCAAGAATGCACGCACTGATCATTGCTGCTCTTTTGCTTTCATGTGTAAAGCATACCGCCACGGCTTTTGTGTTCTGCAGTGCAGTATTTATTGCTGTTCTGTTACATAGATGCGGTGGACGGGAATCCGATGATCCGCTTCCTGTTGAATCATATTTTTTATACAGTAACATTTTGTAAACAAATCTATGTTCAACAGGAGGAATAAAATCATGAGACACGACAGCAAAGATTCCCATACTATGCCTGATTCTTTTAATTCTGCAATGCAATCCTATATGGACTCCGATGAATACGAACAGGAGACTCAGGCTTACAACGAATTATACTTTTCATTTAGAAACAAATTGACATCCGAGGAACGTGCTGAATTCGATCAGTTAATGATCGAAAGCTACCAATCCAATATGAAGCTCGCACGCAAGGCTTATCAGGAAGGACTTGCACGAACCCCTTCTAAAGATGCGGTTATCAATGATGACCGAGAGATGTCATGTTAAAAATGAAGCCCAGCTTAATGAATCACTAAGCTGGGCCTGTATTTTGTGTTTATATGATTTTATTCATGATTCAGGAAATATGCTGTGGACGAACTTCTCCAATATGGAGTCAAAAGTTCCTCCCGCTACATCCCCTTTGATGATTTCTTTCCTCTTATCTGCATAAGTTATTTGAAGTTCATAACTGCATCCATCGCACACTTGTCCTTCTACAATGTTCTTCTCCCACAATGGAGCACCAATAATTTTCTGAAGACGGCATGCTAATTTATAAAACTTTTTTCCAGATACTTTTTCTTCTGTTTTAAATTGATATCTCCGGCTCTGTCCCTGATAAAAATATTCTATACACTTTCCGTCAGGATAGAATCCATACACCCATGCTTTCTGGCTGTCCAATGTACACAGACCATTTTCAACAACCTTATATCGTATCTTGGTAATTTTCGTTGCTGGAAGCAGTTCTTTTGACCAGCGGTATCTGCATTCAAGGCAGCCATAATCCTCGTGTGGCATACCGTCTATCATCTCACAGCCTCCGAGGAGGATTTCTCCCCGCTCTGCTGCCTCAAAGACCTCATACGAAGGATATCCGTATAGTATGGGTACTGTTTTTGTTGATCTGCACTTTGGACATATAACCATAACTACATCCTTCCCTTAATTGATATTATTCTGCCCTCTCATTTTTGGTCTTGGCCTCAATATCAATTTCTCTAAAAATGAATTCGCAAACATCTAATGCATTTATCAACTGAACACAATCTTCTTTTGTTGTTTCCCTGCAGCACCGACCATGCAACAACCATGTTCTATCCAAATAATCAGGTTCTGGTTCAGAATCTTGCTCCATATCCAGTGGAAGATTACCAAAACAAAACAACCTATTGGTATATTCCTCAAGGGCTGGATAAAAATTAAGAATATCAAATCTTTTTTCTATAAAACCTGACGCATTTTCATAATCTTTGTTCTTCTGTATCGAATATCCGTAACTTGAATATTTATCCTGATATCTAAGTCTCTGATTTTTTGCATTCTTTTTAGGAAATTCCACTAAATTAGAAATCCTTATTTCAAATAAAATTGTAAGATACAGTGCTGCTGTCATATAATCTTTATTATCAAATGCCTTTATACCATTTTGATAATATGTAACATACGGTTTTTCCACATAAATGCTATTCAGGGTATGTTTTATGTGCTTTATTACCCTCTCGTCATCTTCCTCAAAAAATTCCATTATTCTTTCTGGTGACTCATGAAGGTATTTTGACCATTCTGCAAAATCTCTTGGATTTCCATGTTCCGATGGAATCCACCCGTTTCTTCCCAATTCTCGGCTTCTTTCAATTTCGGCAGAAAACTTCTTTTCAAACTCTTCTTCTGAAAGTCCTTCTGACTCCCTTACTATACTTGCATACTCTCTAAATTCATCTGACATCGAAAAAATAAGTGAATTAGTTCTGATTTTTTCCTGAATTGCTGCCCAATCATACTTGAGTAGTGCTCCATTTCCAGTAAGCTTATTCGCTATTTCAGTCCAATTATACTGTGCAATAGGAAATCCAGCTACTTTTTCACATATCTTTTTCATTTTTTCAAATATTTCCGGATCAATTCCATACTTATCCATATAAATTTCTCCTTTGCCTGTGTAAATAAAAACGCCAGCAATATTCAGGAAAGCACCACAATATTTATTCAAACCCTATAATTTAAGCTTTGAAATATCTATCTTTTTGTCTGACAAATAATGTTCATATAATTCGGTAGCTGGAATCAATCTTATTTGAATATTCTTCAATCCAAGTGATTCCAGCATCTGCATTTTTGCTATACCCTTTACCACAAAGTCATCACCCTCTGTCGGCATAAGAAAACAGTTTCTTACTTCCGTTATATGATGTGCCTCAATAAAATCCTTATATGCAAGCTGATACAGATATTGTTTCGTTACATCTCCAACTCCCGGATTTCCACGAAGTGATTTTCCCTTTTCAAGTTGCAGATTATAATATTTTGCATCAAATATAATAAACCAATCATTTCCTTTTATACACGGTATGGAAATCAAATCCGGAATTAAAGTGTCTGCTGCTTTCGCTTCTGTATCAACTCCTTGCCATACAGGTTTTTCAATAATCTCTATCAGCTTCTGTCGTCTCTCGCGCTTCCCATTATATGGTTCTGCAAGCGGTACAGTCATATTTAACTGTGCAAGCACCGTATTCAGTTTATTATCAAATACCTCTGCACAAGCCTTCTCCCAGACAGCATGATATGCCGTTGTTCCAAACATACTGATTCCATCGTTTTCTTCCAGCATCTTTCTGTCTTGTGATATGTAAGCATACAGTGTTTTCAAGAGTATCTGCCTGTGCGTATTAAATTGGATATTCAGTTCTTTAATGATTCTTTCGAGGATATAGTCCTTATCACCGAAATCCTCTAAAGTCTCCTCTGACAGTTCTATGCAGTCTATATCAAAAAGTAAATCCAACTGTGCAGTGTGAAGCTGTCTGAAACATTCTGTAAGCACACATTCATGCAACCGTTTAAAATAATCCATATCATCTTCTACAGATTTTTCTGTGTAAAGCTCCATATAATATGGACGGTTATCCTCTATCAGTGCAAAACTCTCATCAATTGTCTTTCCCCAGAGTATCTCGCCTTCTCCGTTTATTTCTATAATATCCTCACTGTTCGTGTAGATGCCATATTCATAATAATCTTTAATCAGAAACAGGATAACAGCAAGAATATTAAAACTTCTGTTCTCACCATCACCATTAAAGACATTTATAATCTGTTCTTCCGAACGGCTGTATCGTTCCAAAACCTTAACAACCTGTTTCATCTCATTCAGAACATTATCATCTTTCTTGGACAGCAGATATTTCGGATATACCTTTATAACACGGCTTCCGCAGGTGATGACTCCGACATATGTAAATACATACAGGCAGTCACCACTCTCAGCCGTTTCATCCGTGATTTCCACATCATCATCTACAAGGTCTGACATTTCAAGCTGCTCATCGGTATTCTTTACGCTTTTTAATACACCATAAGCCTTGAGGTTTTTTATGAATTTTTCTACTCCGTCTTCGTCAAAGGAAAACTTATTTTTAAGGTCGTTTTTCGTGTAACGTCTCTGTTCCCTGACATACTGTGAAACAACTTTCATTATACCTCATTCCTTTGTATATCATAAAATTTCTGCTTGAAATTTGATCCAAATATTTCCATTCCAATCTTATCAAATGCATCACATACGGATGAATATTTGCTACTGTCGCACCCATCAAAAAATCTATGTTTGCCCTGTTTTACTGCATCCTCATACAGATACATAATTACCTTGCTCTTAAAAGCATCCATGAATTTTTCTGGATTAACAATCATTCCATTCTCATCAGATTCAATAATTCTCTTGGAGAGGAAAAATGGTCCCATCAGTTTATCTTCATTAATTTTAAACTGCTCAGATGACATTTTATCATTGATAGCCCTACGAAGAATATTCCATTCGACAGGATCATCACTTCCGGCAAGCATTATTTTTCCTTTGCCGGAGATTTCTTCCTCATTTTCATTTATTCCAAGATACTCGAAATTCCATCTTCTCTTGAATGCAGTATCCATAGGAAATACGCCCTGATCCGCGCTGTTCATTGTAGACCAGATGAACATATTATTTGGAATACGGATTTTCTGATAGTTCTCAGGATTTCCTCCTAGTTTACTAGCCAGATATTTTCTGATATCTTCAGATGCTTGAATTTCATATTCACTTACTCCATCATCATCCCTGTCAAGCAACTGGAAAACATCTCCAAATACTGCTGCAACCTTTGCCCTGTTTATTTCTTCAATAAGCAACAGGTATGGCTGTGGATTTTCTGTTCTTCCACTTTTAAGCGCATCAACATAAACACGCATGAACGGTCCCGGAACAAAAGCATATCGGATTTTTTCATCTGCACCCATGACAGGCTTATATGTACCAACAAACTGCGAGTATGAATAATCAGGATGGAACGTAACACGCTCATAAGAACCATTCGTGTCCTTCAACAAGTCCTCACAATCCTCTTTAAGTTCATAACTCTTTCCAGTACCCGGAGCACCAAAAACAATACGGTTTCTTTCATATTCTGAATTTATGCTTGTATTAAAAACAATCGGTATATATGGATTCTCCTGACTCATCTTCTGATTTTCTCCTAAATACTGCATATATTTTTTTATTGCTGAACTTATTTTTCTATGACCAGTATTTTCCTTTTTCAATTCCTGTTCATATACTTCTTTTACTTTATTATGGTCAATGCAAGCATATAAAGACCTTTCTTGTCCGGCAAGTTCGACTTTCACAGCTCCAACCGCAGTAACATAGGCATATACCGATCCATCGGAATAGGTCTGTGTCTCATCTGAATCATCATCAGACTTCACCTGCTTTCCTAGCCACTCTTTAAATCGTATCTTATTTTTTTCTTCAGCATCTTCATCAAGTACATTTGTCTTGGCTTTTACATACTGTTCAATAGCATTCTCTTCTGTCTGTCCATAGACAAATGGTATTTCAACCATTTTATTAGTAATGCCAAAAATTTTATTACTGACAGCTTCTCCTGCCAATGATTCCATATCTGTTTTTACATCTGGACTCAGCTCCGCCATAGCCCTCATTAAAGCAACCGCTTGTTTTTCTGACACTGTTGTCAAAGCCTGATTCGGCTCTCCCTTGAGTACTGGTCCGATTGCAATAATGCCATAGGTGTCCCTATATGGAATCAAATCCTCTCTTTTGATAGTTCTATGAAGAAGAACTTTCATATCAATTTTCACTTTAAAATTGTTTTTATTCTTTTCATCATATCCTTTGTCAAACGGTGTACCTGATACAACACCTATGCCAATTAAACCTGTATCCCATTTAGGACGATCCCCTCCCAATACAATAAATACGGGAGATCCCAATACAAGTGCATCTTGTAAAATATTTATTCCATCAAATACAATACCGCTTTCTTTAGCCAAAATCTTCGGTACAGTTTCTGCATCTCTCGTTTTTATACTAAAATAACATTTTTCCACATAATCACTTCCTTAGCTTTCTATTTGTTATTATCTGTTTCCTGTATAGCCTCATTTATTTTTTCAGCAATTCTATTAATAACCGGAACTACAACACTATTACCCGCTTGCTTATACAACCGTGTATTGCTTTGTTCTGGCAATTTAAATTTCTTTGGATAGCCCTGAACATTAAAGCATTCTCTCGGAGTCAATTTCCTTATTCTTCCATCATTAGATAATATTAATGGGACGTTATGTCCTCCTGTTCCCATATTGGCAGTCAAGGTAGGAACAAGATTGCTCTTATTTTCACGTACATATACTCTTCTCCACTGATAAATGGTATCTTTATTTTTCATATCCGTCTTCAGCAGATCATAAAATTTACAATTTTTATCAGAGTAATAGTATTTTTCATCCTGTACTGCATCAAAATCTATAACATCTCGAATTGTCTTTTTTAACGGTATTGATAATGGCATGCTAAAATTAGCATAATCTTCTTTATCTCTAAAAGCGACAATATATATTCTTTCTCTGTTCTGCGGTACATTTCCATACTCACATGCATTCATTACCTGTGAAATGTATTTATATCCTAACTTATCTAACTCAGAACATATTACCCTAAAAGTGTTTCCGTTATCATGTCCTACTAAATTTTTAACATTTTCAAAAAAAGCAACTCTTGGTTTCTTCACTTTCATAATACGAATAAGTTCAAAGAAAAGTGCTCCCCGTCCTTTTTCATCATCAAATCCTTGTCTATATCCTGCGATTGAAAATGCCTGACATGGAAAACCAGCTAATAAAATATCAAAATCAGGTATTTCATCAGCTGGTACATTATGAATATCTCTTCTATCCACCTTTATTTTATAATTGCATTCAAAAGTATCTGCAGCATATTCGTCAAATTCATCCGCATAGATTGTCTCAAATCCAGCTTGTTTAAAGCCTAAATCAATTCCACCGACTCCGGCAAAAAAAGATGCACATTTAAGCATTGTGATGTCTCCTTTGTGTTTGTATTTCGAAGTTGATTATACCAAAAAAAGCGGCGCGCCGCAATCTTTATTTTTCGGCTCACCGCTCTTTATTTTTAGATATCTGCAATTATTGTATGATAAAGCACATTATACAGATTTTTCAGCTTCTCATTTCATACAACCGTTCTATCTCATTCCAATTTTCTAAATATTGTTCGAGTTGTTTCACATTCACAGACTTTATTGCATCATCATCCCATTGATCAACATCCACCATCGGAATAATATAACATAAGCCTACTTGCTTATCCACCGCCACATATATATCACAATCAGCAGATGTTATCCTTTTACCAATATTTCTATCATTATGAGTATCTATACCTCTTCCACCTCTATCACGATCCTTAAAGCTAACTGTGCTTCCACTGATGCCTTTTACCTGTACTTTAAAAATCATTCCCTTATAATCAATAACCGCATCATATCTACTAGACCTTACATCTACATTCGAGCAATTATATCCTGCCAGAATAGCTCTCGATACAAACAAAAATTGTGCTGAATCTCCTGCATTAGCGGTCATCACTCCGGAATTTATATTGTTCAAATTTACCTGAAACCCGTTTTTAGTAATCATATATGTAGACTTCCGAACAACTTCAGATAAATCTTTCTTTAGAAATCGCTTTTTTTCATCGGATAATGTACTATTATCCAGTATGCCCGATGTAACGGAGTTACACATTGCATCCCCATAATCGTTTTGAAGTTCCTCAAAAACTAACGATACAAAAATATTTTCGATATCTTTTTTATAAAAAACAAATTCATTAGCCACATCTGAAATCTTGTTTTTTTGAAATCCATACCCCGCAAATCTGACGAGCATAGCATTTTTGACCGTAGGAAGTTCCTCTGCCAATTTATTTTTCAAATATTCTTTGATGTCAATATCATCATAAACAGCTTGTGTAGCATTATTTTTTTTAAAATCTGATATTTTAGTATTTATTGCTTCAATATTGTCGCTTACATATAACCCTAAATCATCTTTGTGCGTATAATCTATAGCCATAATATATCCTCCGATCCATATTATAAAACACAGGCGTCCATGTTTTACACATAGACGCCCAATAAAACATATTCTTTCTTAAATTATATCAAGTATGTATCGGTTTTACAATAGCTCAGTCACTCGAAATCCGATTCCATCTTCAAGTCAAATATAGCTTCCTCTATAACTTTTACACACTCATCTGTATTCTTCTTTATTTCCTTCCCCCAAAATCTAATCACCGTCCAACCTAAAAACAGCAATTCCTTATTCACTTCTTCATCGTGCTCACGGTTTCTTGATATTTTGGGGACCCAGTATTCTGCATTATTTCCTGCTTCCAGCCTAGGTTTTAACACCTCCCAATCTTTTCCATGAAAAAATTCGCTATCACAAAACACTGCTATTTTGTATTTTGTAATCACAATATCTGGTTTTCCCGGCAACTTATTATAATTTTTTCTATACCGAATACCTTTATTCCACAACGCTTTGCATAGACATACTTCAATGGACGTATTTTTTCCTTTTATATTTACCATATTCTTATGTCTTTGCTCTCTTGTTAAATTATCCAT